TAATTAAAAAGCGGCGCGATGTGTCTTTCATCCGCTCTACGATGCCGTAGTACTCTTCTTGCATTTTGTGGAGTTGCTCACCAGCATCATCTGCAACATCAATACCAATAACGAGTTTCTTCTCGTCAGACTTGAAAATATCGCCAGAACGTATAATACTATCTACATACGAATCAAGTTCGCTAGGGGACAGTACATCACCATTTGGTAGAATGGGTGTAACCAAAAGATTATGCTTCCCCTCGGAATCTTCAAAATCATATGTTGATGTAAAAACGGTAGCAATGCCCTCTCCAGCCTCCTTCCATCCGCGCTTGACAAGTTCTGCCGCATCAACCAATGGTCGAGCGAGAAGATCCGCATTGGACGAGGAGAATGTCTTTTTCATTTGTTCCCCAATTGCATCCAGGTTCAATTTGTCTGCTATTTCATCACCTTTTAGCAACTGTGGAAATGTATTCTTTATATCACTGCCAAGATCAGATAAATTCTCATTAAGCAGACGCTCCTTTGCGGCTTTCGCCAAATTATATTCTGCGATGGCGGAATCTTTTTTCTTTTTTATTTGCTCATCATAGACATCATTTTGTTTTGTTAGTGCATCAATTGTCGCATATGCATCTTTTATTGCTGTTTTATTTCGATCTTTTTCGGATTTCGCCATTTCCTCATTAATAACTCCTTGGGCTTTCCATATCTTTTCTTTAACCCCTTCGCTCCACAATTCGTTATTAGTAAGATTGTTTGCTTGCCTATCTGCTTCTTTGATAGACTCGGCTGCGTTTTTCATTTTTTCGTCAATGGCCTTCCCGATGTCGGAAACGGATGACATATTTAACAGCTCTTGTTCCGTGAACAGGCCATCAAATTCTGAAGCAATAATACTCTTCATGCCTTGAGGGACATTAACAGGATCAACCGTCGGGCGGATTTGTATGTTCATGTTATACTTTCCATTAAGCCTCTCGATCCACGCCTCCTTCAACCATTCATCCCATTGGTTTTCAGCGAAGATTTTGTCTATTGCCATCTTTATTGTTATCTCATCTTGACCCTTGAATGAGCCGACAGTCTTTTCGAATTCTCTTTGTACTTCATCAAGTTTATTCTCGAATTGTATTAGTTCGCTCGTCATCGGTTTAAAGCTCTTCATTGCGCCAGAAAGTATGAACTGGTCAGACTGAGCATATTGCCTAATTTTTTCGTAATTCTTGATTAATCGCATTTGATATTCATACTCGGACTCGTTGCGCCGTTTCCCCGCTATCGCTAATTTGGCGTCTTCCCCGATCGATTCGGACAGAAGCGTATAAAACCTTTCGTATTCAATTTCTAGTTTATCGAGATAATCAGACATTGCACTAACATCTTGACGGAATGATTTATTGCTCGTCATTTTAACGAATGCTGATGTCAGTTGTTTTATATCTGTCGATAAATTGTCCCCGGCAAAGTGGATTCCAAGTATACTCGCCTCCCAAGAATTTGCGACTTCTGCCACATTTCGACCCCATTCTCTTGTCAATTCATTTGCCTTATTAAGTTGCTCAAGCCACGAATTGACGAAATCGTCTATATTCTCCGTATTCAGTAAAGAAAGGTCGAAATCACCGCCGAGACCAAATTTTTTGAGCATCTCAACTACCTTCTGAGCATATTCGAGTTTCTGACCAAAACTTGCAGCTTCCTTTGTCGCGCGCCTTTGCGAATCCTCAACATCATTAATTGCCTTTTGAATTCTTCGGTACGCATTTTCAATTGACATGAGCGACATTTCCTGCTCTTGATATGCTTTGTCTACCTTCTGAATCGCCTCTACCTGTGATTTATGCGCGGATATAAGACCAGTGATTGCAGACACGGCAGCAGAGATTGCAGCAATCGGCCAAAAAGCGGCAATAGCCGAACCAACAGAAGTGAAAAATGTTCTTATGGACGTTCCCCAAACTTTCATCCTAATCTGGAACGCGCTCATTTTTTTTATCGCGTTCATTTGGGTATTTGTCAAAATGCCAGTCTGGCGTATCGCTTCTGTAATGGCTTTATTGTCCTTATTCCTCCAGAAGACCATCATGGCTTGAGACTGCGTCATCTTGTCCATTGCAAAGATGCGCTTATAATCCTCAACATTCATTTTCCGAATCGTTGCGATTCTTCTTTGATCAGCCTTCGTCAATTGGTCGGTTCGAGATGCCAGTTTTATTTGTTCTATCTGCTGCTGCTTTTCAAGTTTTATTTGCCTGACGATTGCACTCTGCTGTAAATTATAGAAAGGAATCACCCCTTTTACTGCCGCCCTGTAAGCCAAATAAGAAAAGACAGCAACATTTACGACACTAGCAATCCGCTCCCAGTTTTTAACAAGAGTTGATATTAATCTAATCCAGTCGGTCATCGCCTCGTTTACAAGAGAAGTCCGTCCCATCTCGTCGTAAGCAATAGAGATGACATCCTTCAACTTCATCCATTGTCCCTTGAGGGTCTCCGACTGTTTTAACTGCATCTGGTAGAAGATGCCTCCAGCATTTGTCATATCCTCGAAGATTTCCTCAATCATCGCGAACGGGACAGCCCGTTCCGATATTAATTCGAAAACTTCTCCGGTCGAAACCAACTCCCCGCGAAGGGCGCTGAATTTTTTCGCCAAAAGATCCACCAAAGGAATTCCGGCCTCAGTAAACTGCCTCAGCTCTTGTCCTCGGAGCACAGATGCTGCACGAACTTGGCCGTATGCAAGAACAAGTCTCGACATATCTACGCCAAGACCTGCGGATACATCTGCCAGCCGCATCGTCACATCAAAAAGTTTGTCGGTCTCAATCCTATATGCCGACAACTGTTTCGTGAAAGACACAAGGTCTTTAATTTCGAATGGAGACTGCACTGCTGCCGCTTTTATTTCCGCGAATAATTGGTTCGCGCGCGTCATGTCTTGGATTATACCACCAAGAGCAACCCGCTGCATCTCAAACTCGGCAGTAGTCTCCCTCACATTCCTTATTAATCGGATACCGGCCAAAGCAACAGTATACGCGGAAAAATAACCGACAAGACCCCTCATAATTCCGCCTTGGGCTCGCAGACCGGCGTTTGTCGTTGCTATGGCAGAATTCGCCTTCTGACCTGCGATTGTTGCCTCATTCCCGATTCTTGCAATACTTGCCGCTGTCCTATCGATAACGCTACCACCGCGCAACTTCGATTCAAGCGCCGAATATGCCGCAAGCAATTCCCGGGCCCCTTTCGTCAACCCCTTCGCTGGATTTAATTTTCCGGCCGCGTCCATAGATTCAAGTCGCCCACGGACATCTCCTAACGCAGTTCGTAATTCCTTTGCGGAAATCGTTGAACTTTTTAGTATGTCGGAAAGACTCCTAACAGCCGTCGTAACACCCTTTTTATCTATCGCTGTAGTGATGTCCAAATTAAGAGTCTTTTTGCTAAGTCTTTGCTGAAGAGGCTTCATAACGACATCAACTCTCTGGGCCGCCTCTTTAAACGCCTTATCTATATCGATAACTACAGGAATTTCTACTGCCATAACTATATGTGTTTTAGAATGTGATCTTGTATTTCTTCCAATGACTCTGGTGCTTTTTTACGACCTCCGAATCCGAATCCCTTGAGCATTTCGTCCAGTTCTTCTTGTGTCTTAACCGTATCCTCCCATCTTGCCTCTCTGGCAATTTGCTCGTAATCGTAGTCGAAGTAGCCCTTGTCAATCAGCATCATCTGGACTTGGTTCGCGGAGTCTATGTACCAATACTTTAGCCATGACCAGAAACCGTAGTTCCCATAGATGTGCTTGATCTTCTCGTTGTCGGATGACGCTTCGAAGAACGAGCCTATTTGTCGTCCTCTTTTATCCCGAAAGCGTCCTTCTCCAACATATTTGCCACGCTCTCCATTTTCTCTGCATATTGTTTGATGCCTTCGCCAACCAGCCTCGTAGAGAGAGCGAGTGCTTGCTTTGTAAGTTGCCAGTTGGCCAAGAAAAAATCCACATCTTTGCTGACGACTCCCGCTTCGTTAATTCTATAGGTCACTTCGTTGTCTTTCAGATCAAGAAGATGCCATTTAATCCAGAACAGAAATGGAACAAACAATGCCCAGTTCCCGAGAAGATAGTATGCAGCCGTCTTGCTGTGGAGCGTACGGATTTTTGTATCAATCTTCTTCGCCCGCTTCAGAGAAACGCCTTGTTTTCCCTCTTGCTCAAGGACATACGCCTCTTTCTCCAGAATGCTGATTCTCCTCCGGATTGTATTGCTGACCTGCTTAACGCGGTACATTTTCGTGCCAACAAAGATACTGCAAGGTGCCCTCAGTTCAACCTTGGCGTCACCTTGTAGCAGTTTTTCTACATTGCTTTCTGACATACGGTTTTGAATTTAAAAAGGGACGGGCGCAATGCCCGCCCCTCCGAGAGAATAGTTATATGAAGGTTTAAGCGGCCTTCTCGATGATCATACCGGTCGAGAGAACGGGCTTGTTCGTAGACTCATCGCGAACATCTACCTGCTCTGCAAGAACCACGGCGTGGATGCGGTAAAGACCGTCGGACAGCGTGATGTTAGCGGTAATCTTAGCCTTCGGATAGACCCAAGCACGACCCATTTCGTCGTTCAGGACGGCGATGGGGCGGGTGATAACCGGAAGAGACGTACCGAAGCCGACGCCGGCGACATTACCGTCAAACAGCGAGGCCATGGTGGTCCCAGTAAGGTCGTCACCGGCGAGGAATGTCTTCACCATCAGCAGAGAGGTGGAGGCAATATCGAATGAGAAACCGAGGGTACCTGCGGTCACACGGGCCGTGATAAGGTTACCCTGCTCGTCCAGAATCTGGTCGGTGTTCACATCTTCACCTTCCCAGGTAGTCGAGTCCTGCACGATCTGACCGAGAGATTTCGGATTGGTCAGCGACGCCAAGGTCGCTTCGTCATAGTTGGTAATTGCGTCGAAAATCACCAAGTCCCCCTGTCCAGCAAACAGGGTTCCTGCGCTTTCAAGTTTAGAAATAGCCATAGTTATTCAGTATTAAAATTGTTTGTCGTATGCCACCTCAAGTTCAAAGAGGTGACGGAATATCCCGAAGTTTGATTCGGTGTCGTGGGAGTTATAAAGCGTTCGGCGTCATACCTATAGTGGTAATGATCGGTTGTCTGATTCTCCAATAGTTCATCGAACTGTGCAAGAACCCTTTTTACACGATTTTTCTTAACGGAGCCGTCGTCATTTAACCGACAGTAAAGATTCACCATCATATATCCCCTTGCGAAGTCGGCATCCATTCCAACGCCCTCTATGTCGCCATTGATGTACACGACAATGAAATCGTCCTCGAGGCCGTTGGTCGGTCGCTCCCAGTCGGAGTAAACTTTGACGATGCGAGACCCGCCGCCAGACAATCCAACGCGGATCTTGCCCTGCAAAAAGTTCGCAAGGGCAACATCTGGCTGTATGGAGGAAGGAGTAATCATTTACTTTCTAGGCTTGAATATACGACTTCTGTTACGACCGGAGAATTCATCGCTATAAATAAATTCCTCTATTTTTGCGGCGAACTGGTTGTTCAATTCTTCCAGGAATCCTGTATGACGAGACGACTCATTAACTTTCCTTGCGTACGGCACACCGACAATAAGTTGGGCTTGGAGACCTGGCAGAAAAACATGCTCAGCGTTTGCGATTTCTTGCCTTGCCCATTCTGCCCCAATAATTCTATTGTGAACAGAGCCATCGCCACGGCTGGTATGCTGGGGCGTAGACGATGCTTTTTCCGGCATATATCTAATAGATATGGTTTTGTTTTTCTGTGCAATACGAGTGGCAATACTATCATGGAGGTGACCATAATACCAAGGATGCCACCGGTCTCCGCCAAACTTTGCACCGTTCTTTAAAGTGGTGCTGTGCGGCCATTCTGCGTCCGTCTCACGAAGCCAATTCTCGGACTCCTCTGTCATACGACGAGCGGCAAATGCCGTGATTTGCTCACCGCAGTCCATCAAGGCATTCGAGAAAGCAGCGGAAAACTTTTTCCAACTCGCAAGATTCCCTTTCGCAGTAATTGCCATACCTAGTCCCCCTTCGCCTGTTTTAGTTCGATTCTTGTAACCTTGACGCCAGCACGCCACGGGAGATTAACATCTCGCACAATAGAAACTACCGACTCGATGGTCCTTCCGCTTTCCGTTTCGATGGTCACAAAGTCGTTAATTGCGATGAGTACATCGTTGTTCTCGATGAATACCGTTGGAGCACGGGTGATGATGGACCGCGAGTAACCAGAACCGCCTTCTTCGTAAAGGCAGGCCCCGTCGTAAATAACCTCGCGTTCCGGGTTGTCATAGTCGTCCTTGACACCAGTTTCGCGACTGATTACGCAATTGTCCCTGAACCCGATAAACTCCATTATATTCTTCTTAAACTAGTAGCGTCATACATTTCGCTCGAAGAATCGTCATCTTCGACTTCGTATCCCCATTTAAGGCGGAGGGCGTCACCCATAGACTTGAAGCGAGCCCTATCCGCCATTGTTATAGTATATCCGCCCCTTGAGGCACGGACATCACCCACTTGTTCGGAATGACCACCTCCCGCAAAAACTCCCAACACCGAATAGTAGATTGTTGAAGAGGCGTAGTCTAGCCGTCTTTGGAAATCCTCGTCGTCGTCTTCATAGTCGTCGATATCATCGTCGACCTCTAGACGCTCGAGGTGAGCCTCAATAGGGCTACGCGCTGCCCTGGCAATAACATTGTCCTGCAGGTCCAGTCCAGGAACGAGACTACGCAAATACTCTTCAACAGTCATAACTACTTCGTTTTGAAAAGGAACATGTCACGAGGACGGGTAGGAACACACAGAACGGTGAGCTCGGAAACCCAATCCTGGTATTTGGTACGAGGGTCGTAGCGATACTCGATGATTCCGTGACCGCCAAAGATGGTCGTGCTGATTGCACTAGGATCCGGACGGAGCGGAACGACGTTCTTTTTCACACCAACCTTGCCGGAAGGACGGATGCAATAGACATCCTTATTGAAGGCCCAGAGTTTGTTGCGGACAAGTTTCTTGTTCGTATTATCCCAGACCTCAACACCACAGCGGGTCTTGTTGAAGATGACCTCATCAGCACCAATAATAGCCTTAAAGGCGGCTTTGACGGCATCATCGGATGCGGTAGCCGCGATGGCCTTGGCAGTATTCGCGGCATCGGCGGTGACTCCGGCAGAGACAAGCAGAGAAGGAGTCAGCTGGTAGCCAATTGCGATCTGCCACTTGCTATGCTTCATATCCTCAAAGAAAGAGGTTTCGTTTACCTCGACGGTCACCGAGTCATAGACCTCTTTCGCGTCGCGCACAGCCTTCTTCAGATCGTTGACCGGGTCAGACGTGCTGCCTTCGGTGGTCTTGTCGGCGTTGGTGAACCAACGATTGTTTCCGGTAAGAGTGGTGATGTTTGCCTGGGGAATCTGAGCGCTGAAGGTGATATTCTGGATACCGCGCGGGTTGTTGGTATTGGTGAGCGTAACCTCACCAGCGGACTTCATCTGGCCAACCTGGTAGGAGATGGAGCCGATATGGGCATCCTGGATCTCGGACAGACCGCCAAACAGAAGTTTCGCGAGATAATTGTTGATGCTTTCGGCGGGAGACTGGTTCATAAAGGTTGCAGCAACATTGAGGTTCTGCAGCGTGATCAGTTCCTTACGATAGTCGTTTTCGCCGAGTTCCCAGCGGGCTTTCTGGCGAGGGATGGAACCGCTAAGGGTATTGAATCCTTTCGTTCCAAGGGGAATAGGATCGGAGTTGAGGTCAACATAGGTAGCCATCACCTTGATCTGATCCTCGACCTCAAGCATCTTGTAGTCGAAATCAATCTGAGGGGTGTCCCACTCTTCAAAACCGATTTCATTGAGGTTCTGGTCTTCACGACGAGACAGAACCTGCAGGTAATACGCCATAAAGGCGTCGGACGAAGTGATGCCGTTCGAGGCCATCAGTGTGTCCAAGCCAAAGTACTGATTCATAGTTCTACTCGTTTACAAAGGTGATACCAGGAAGAAGCGCCTTGACGGCGGCGGAAATGGAAGGGATGCGGTTAGCAAGAACCTGCCCCTTAGTAACGACAGTGCCAGTAGCACCGACATTGCCAATGTAGACATCCTCCAGAAGGAGACCAGTCACGCCAGTCTCGGGAGCAGCCGCGTCAGCAGCGAGGACAGTCGCCTCGCCTCCCATTTTCGCAACATACACGACAGAACCAGCCGGAATGGTTGTACCCTGAGTCTGATTGTTCAGAGTGCATCCGGCGGGATAAAACTCGTCCGTGTGAAGCCAAATGGGAACCTTTCCGGCAGCATAACTCTGTGAGTCTTTGTTGAAAGAGTTACCGTAATTTTTCATGGGTCACAACTTTAAGTTAAACTTATTTCTTTTCTCCGGGGATGAGACCCTCCGATTCGAGATAAGCCGCTTGCTTGGAGAAATCAAAGTTTCCGTTTCCTCCATCTTCTGACTCGAACGGTTTTGTGGCATCTGCGCCCTTGCGCTGCACATACTTGTTAAAGAACTCCGTAGCCTTTCCGGCCAACTCATCGGCTGTCATCGTATCCCCCTTCGCTTCGTTCAGCTCGAAAGCGCGATCCCATGCGTCTTCTGCTTCGTCCTTGAACTTTTCAGTCCATTTGTTCTCGAAGAATTTCGATTTTGCAAGGGACTTCGCTTCTTTGGCTGATGTCTGCGATTTAAACGCCTCGAAAGCGTCCTGAACCGGCTTAACTGCAGCGGCGACTGCGTCAGCAATAATCTTGGCGATGTCCTGCTTCTGCGGGTCGGGGTCTTGGTTAGGATCCGGGTCTGGATCTTTTTCGGGATGTTTTGCCTTGTAGTCGTCGTGTTCGCGCTGCAGGTCGGTTCTCTTTTGAATCTCCCCGTCGCGCATCCTCTGCAACTCCTTGGCGATTAAGTCCATCGTTGCGACATCTGAAATGCTCGCCTCAATGTCCTCCTCTTTGGTGACTGTCTCTTCTTTTGCTGAGGCGATCCGGTCCCAAGCCTCGTTGCTCAATCCAAAGTGTTTAAACTTCGTCTTGAGCGCTTCTGCAATTTTCTTTTTCATATATATATCGGTTAGAATTTAATTCTTGCCACAAAAATAACAAAAAAGTTTTATTTACAAAAGGGCGGCATAAAATTAGCAAATAATACAACCCATTTATTTACCCAATGGCTGATTTTCTGCTTGGTTCGTTACATTTGGAATGTCCGGATTATTCTCTTCCTCCTTCTCCTTGTATTTTGCGTCAAGCGCTAGCTGCTCTTCCTTCTCCTTCATAATCTGCTCAGCATCGCCAATATGGCTGTTGCCGATATCGGACATCGTTGCCTTGCGAGATTTGACACCCGCGTAATACTGGTCAAGCTCCATCTTTATGCGTTCGGATTCGTTCTGTGGAATCCAGATATTCTGCCCGCAGGATATACGAAGGTCTCCGTACCTTGCTATGTCACCTTCCGCCTTCCCAACAAGCCTTTTAAATACCTCAACGAGCTGACGCACCGGCTTTGCATAGAATTTCCATCTATTTTTGCACCACTGAATATCCGGGGCAAACATGATCTTGATTGTAGTGCTACTATCTGCACCCTGGCGGATATCTACCGGTTCAACAAGGGCGGAGAGAGAGCCACGGAGAATGTTGTTCCACAGCGTATCTAGATTTATCTTTGCAATGTTCGAAGAGTCCGGTGGCGCCAAGAACTTTGCGTCTGCATGTGCAATACTCTCTGTTGTACCCTTAACACCAATAGTTTTTCCGTTTACCGATGATGGGGGCAGGTTTACAATTTTCTCAGACTTCAAGAATAGAATCGGGAATGCGTCGTTTTTGACCTCTTCCGCAATAAAACTATGCGCCTTCTCAAACTTTTCTATGCAGTCCTGAACAGGGCCGGTGGCAATATCCGGTACGCGAAAATATATAATTTGGAGCATGTCGTTACCGATTTGAGATGCCTTCCTAGATATCCTCGTATAACCGTCCTCGCTCACCTCTCGCATTCCGGCACCACCTTTAATTATTCTGAAGACACGGTCAATCCACGCACGACCATCGTCCTCTTCTGTGTCTACTTTAACCCATGTCTCCTTGTAATTTACCGTGAAGATATCCACGGCCGGTTTTCCGTTTAAAGTGTACGAACGATAAAGCACCGGATTCCCATTGTCATCGACGCCGGGATAGAGCGTGTCTCCCTTTTCGTATGCAAACACCTCATAATTGAGGCCGGTTCCATCATACCACCAGTATAGGGCTGAATCGCATTCTCTTTCGCAATATGACACGGCCTCGCACCACGCATCCCAAAAACCAGCATAATCCATCCAGGATTCAATTTTCTGGAAAGCCTCGTCGTCCTTTGATTCACTGGCAACCCAAAAGTTATCACCCGTAAGATGAGCGATCTTCTTCCCGACTATAAATTCTTGGATGGCGAGAGCGACAGTCTCCACATCGTCAAATCCGTCAAGCACCCATTTTTTCTTTCCGGTTTTCGGGTCGACCTCATCGGACTGCCTGTAAATCGGACGCTGGCTTATGAATTTTGAATTAATCTCGTGCGCAGCAGAATTAATCTCGTTTAGGAACTGATCTTGTGTCAAATTGACATAACCAACGCCGAAACCTCCCGTCTTCGGCTGTCTGTATCCAATCGAACTCCCCGCTGGATACATCTTTGCGTTATCCGGTGTTACCCGTCTAACCCAATAATCTTTCTTTAAATGCTCACTAATGTTCATAGGTCAAATCGCGATTTTTATATTATACCCAAACTACAGACCTAGCGCGTCCGCTACTGTAGTCATTATACAAATCATCATATGCGTCATCCTCAATATTTGGTGCCGCCTTTTTCTTCGGTCTAGCATCGAGATCCCAAATCATACGAAGATACATGGTGTCGATAATGTTGGGTGATGAGTGAAACTTTGCCCGATACTCGTCCTTGCTTCTATAATAAATGCGCTTGTTCTTCTGCAAGGTACGAAATGTATTCGACTCGTCGTATAATACATCTATCAACTGCCGTGTCTCGCCCTTCTTCCCATATGGAATTCGCATATATAAATCAATCGTGGCAGATATTTTTCCGGTCTTCAAGGCAACCTCAAGTTTGCTCATTAATTGAGACCTAAGATTAAAATACTGCTCGAAAACAACTTGGTTTCCCTGTTCGTCGTACTCTTGCATCGCTGTTTTATTGGCCGTAACAGGCCACCCCGACGTATATGCTTTAAGATAATTACCAAGGCCCGTAGCATCAAAAGCGAAATTTTCCTTCGGGATACCATATTTCCCAAGCATCTGCCATATCCAATCAACCAGCTGCTTCGGATCGCCGCGGAAAAACTCTATGCCGACGATTGTATGCCCCTTCCAAGCGATAAACGGGTTGTCGTCGGAATCAACATTACCACCGGAGACATCCATCGTCCCATACATCGTCTCATCATCATCGTACGGATTTGTTGCGATGTCTCTAATCATCTGCTTTGTCACATTTACCTCTTCATTTTCTATCGGACCAAAATACGCCTCGGCCAAAACGGACCGTTGTTCGCCGCCCACATTATGAAGGTTTGCAATAGACTGTCCCTTGGTGGCGGCGACAAGTTTTCGGTTGCCAGCGGCAGTACCGGTTAGAAGGGTAAAGGATTTCACCATATCTTCCGCTGTCATCCCTGCCGCAATATCGTCCTTGTTGAGCTTGATGTTCGCAGATTTGACGACCTCTTCTTTTGTGTCTCCCCATACGACGGATTGTGGAGTGTTACCTTGGATGTAGAAAAATCGTTCCCTTCCCTCCATTTCCTTTCGAATATACCAAGTCTCCGGGTCAATATAACCGCCGCATAAAAGAAACTCCGTCGTCCAATGTTCGTGGTCCGGGTTGAATGTGAGCAACATTTGCGGGGTAATACCAGACGAGTCCCTATTACGAGAAAAGATGTAAGTAAACATCTTGAATTGCCTAATAGCCGTCGCCTCGTCGATGCCGATAAAACTCGCCTGCTGTTTTTTGATATATTCCACGAAGTCAGCCCATTCTCCCGGGTTATCCGCATTGAAGTTCGCATGTATCATCTGGATGGCATTATTCCATTTCGGCCAAGCAAATGTCGGCAACTCCCCGGTAGTAACTTCACAATTTGAAAATTGGCCCCAAACCAAAGAGGCATCTCTGAACATGGATGTACCCTTCGCAGAATCCAGTTTCCTAACATTGATTAGACGACCAGTATAATTAGGCACACCGATTCCTTGCAATCCCTGCAAAAAGATGCCAAAACTTTTTCCGCTCGTCGCCATGCCACATGCGAAAATCAAGTTTGACTCGCAGACACAAATCGCTTCCTGCATTCCCTCTTGTGGGATCAAGTCGATACCATCCCGTAGAACATAATCTCCAACCTTATCCCACCCTTTATCCTTTATTGTGGGAAGCTTCCTCTCTACATGATCGTAGAGTGGTGGAAATTTTGCATCTTTATTGACGAGTCTAAACATATGTCGCAAAGTTAAGAAAACTTTGTAATTAATTCAAAGAAAAATCGGGGCGCACCTCACGACGAGCCCCGACTGAACGTAACAACACACATGTTTACTAACCATACACCTCGCAAAGATAATCAATTTTTATCAAAATGGAGCATTAGTATTTTGAGATTGGTCAATATTCCAAGACCAGCAATTCAAATCCATATAATAATTTCCGCCGTTATCACGAACAGATCCGTCAAACTTAAAAGTTCCGAACTGTCCTACGCTCAAGCGACCAAAGTCTTCCGCTTTTTTCATGTTTGACATGAGCAACTGGTGTTTAAATTCGCCTTCATTATATTCTACAACAATGAAAGTCTTTTTCCACGGTCCCCTCGAAGAGACACCGCTTTTTGCCATGGGGGTGGCAATGATTTTCCCGCGAATTTCCATATTTCTAATAATTATAAAGCGTCATTGTTACTATCAAGTTCCGTGCCATCATTTACTATTTCGCAGTTTTCCTCGACAAATTTTCTATATTCGCAGTTTCCACATCGGACGGGTAAATATCTCCGGGGCTGTTCTTCTGCTATTTCTTCCTGCTCCAACAAACCAACCTTATCTGCGATTTTCAAGACAGCTTCCGGGTCGTCAGCCTTATCGATATCCTCAGCTAACCGCATTGCAAATTCGGTTAATTTTGTCTTAGCCTTTGCCTTGCGCTCCTCGATGCTTACCGGACCGGATGTCTGCTTCGGCTGGGCTTGAGGGGTAAGAAGGTCTTCGATGGTCTTCTTATAAGCATCCAAATATTCCTTCACATCTTTCGTTGCAAAGAATTGAGCAACAGCAGCCTTTACTGCAGTTGCTGCCTTTGAACCGATAAAATCTGGACGAATAAATTTCAAGAATGCCACCTCTCGCTGGCATCCGGAAAGGACATAATAAGACAAACCGTCCATCTCCTCTTGGAGGAGGTTAAATTTGCCGGATTTCGGCCTTTGTGGAATCAAAGCACCCATAACGCAAATATACTACTTTTTCTCGTGATTGCAAGCAAGAACGTATTTTGATGACCCGCCTTTTGTTCTTCTATGGTTTATCTAATCAGTCAAATATTCTTTAATGATGGTTTTGAATTGTTCTAAACTACGGCAGATCTCGTAGCGATAATTTTGTGCTTCGACAGCCGCTTGCCAAACCCTCTGCGCCGGCTTCTGTTGGCCGTGCTCATCCTTCATCTCGATGCAAAGTCCGTGGTATCCTCCGCGAGGGATAAGGCAGATTAGGTCGGCCACTCCCGGCCAGACTCCGAGACTCTTACGGATCGCACCCTGAATTGGATTACTGTCCGCCCGGTCGTTTTCGTTCGGTACATGGAACAAAAGGCCACGATACTGCGGGAAAGAATTATGGAACCACTGGAAGCACTCTGCCTGTATCCTCCCCTCTGGAGAAGAGTGATGCCGTTTCTTTGGCTGTGGCGGAGTTTCAATGATCGGCATGGTCCTGCTCTCGTCTTGTTTCTTCATTTAGGTACTTATCAAGGACTTCGTAATCATGTATTCCGAGAACAATCCATTTGACAAGTTTTGCGACAAGGCCAGATGATTCAATGTCGCCACCGCCGAAATTGAAAGGACCTATTCCGCAATCATTACAAATATCCCACAGCCTCGACAGAGACCAAGCGGGAATATCCTCAAAACTTGCGAGTGCTATATGCTCACCCTTGTATAAACTCAATATGCTATATTGCTGACCATCAAGAACCAATTTCCACCAATCGTGCTTTAGCGGCTGAATTATAGTCCACCACATATCCGCACTCCCGGGGTCAAGTCCTGCTTCCAGCAGGCGCTTGCTCTGCTCGATTGTTGTTGCTATCTGGCTCATTCTGCGTAATGGATATAATCACCTTCCTTAATAAGCTCCCTTATCCTTCTAGAGGGAGAATAATCCTGAAATTCCTCATATTCCACAAAATGTGGCGTTTGGATGTCGTGTGGGAAATCATACCCAATCCAGATGCCTCGCTCTGGATCAAGTTTACTAAGTCGTTCAATAAGTTCCTTTACTTTCATAACCTATATCCTCTCAAAAAATACTGATTTGCCATCCTTTCGCTCGTTCTTCATACAGGCGAACCTTTCACACAAAGAGGGTTTATGCACAAAACGGCAAAAACGGCACTTAGAAAGACCCCTGCGTCTATTATAAACGAATATTGGCGCATCAAGATTCTCTCTGCCGGAAACAGCCGCCGTACATACGTTTACTCCATAAGTGCTTCCAACGTTAAGAAATTTTCTTTTTACGATTTCCATAAAATAAAGCTTTTTCTATCTTTTTTCGTATTTCATCCAACTCTTTAAGGTCATCCTTCTTGTTATAAATTCGCCGTTGCAAACGATTTATCCATTTCAAAAGTAACTTTCTCATAGCCGAACATCCCTTCAAATCCCGTGCCACTAAAACAGTTTCGGCGAGGAGTCCACGCTCTTTTTGACCTTGACCTTGCTCAGGATTTCCTTCTTAAAGAAAAACCAATACTTTGAACTTATATTGGCGCCATGTTTCGTCCTAAGCACTTCAATGGCCCTCATGAATGCATCCTTCTGGTTGTCAGCATTTTTTATACACACATTGACAAGAATCCAGTTATTGCTTTTCCCTTCCAATTTCTTCCTAGCGACATAGGACTCCAGAGACTCCTCATCATCTTTGGCAACTATCTCCTGAAGTTCCGCGTTATAAACTTCTTGTTGTGTCGGCCAGTGGTATCCACAAAAAGCGCAATCTTTCCAGGAGACTGGCACAAGCTTATGGCATTGAGGGCACTCTTTAACAGGAGCGGGGCCGCCACCAGCACCCGTGTTGTGCCAAAGGCTGTATGTCCGGTCGTCCTCATATCGGCCTAAGCGCTCGTGATTCCTACCAAAATCAAGACAAATAAACTCTCCGTTCTTACCTGGTGCGGGACGACTGCAGCGCCCTAAACTTTGTAAATACTTGACAACAGATGTCGTGGAGTACATAAGCATTACAACCTTGATGCTCGGCACATCCAGCCCTGCGACTCCGATCCCGAGATTCACAAGAACATCAAACTCGCCATTCTCAAAATCTTTTAGCAACTGCTTCCTGTCGTCGCTTAACTCTGCATCTTCGTCGAAACTGTTTGACAAGAGGTATTTCGCTTTTATGCCGTGGTTGTTAAACTCTTGCGTAAGCCCGATGCATTGCTCGGAACTGCAAGCGAAGACTATCGCCTTCTCGCCTGGGCATATCCGCTGGTAGTTCTCCACGGCTCCTACATACCTTGCTTTAGACTTGAATTTTTGCGACATTTGGGACAAGTTATAATCTCCTCGGCCATAATCCCATTCGACATCATCCATCGATGGGGCATCCAGCGAGTACAGCTTACACCGACAAAGATAGCCCATGTTGATGAGGTCCTTCACACTCGGACCAGTAACCATCGCATTGTACTCAAGGCCGGCCTGCTTCATACCTCCATACCTTGCCATTGTTGCCGTATATCCAACAACATAGCACTTGTCGGATATGATGTCAAAGAGAAACCCATAATTACAGATATGCGCCTCATCAAGGATTAGCATCTGGACGGACTTGACATAATCCAACCATTCCGGTTTCTCAATCCTTCTCTGGAGTGTTTGAACCATCCCGACGGCAACAAGTCCGGTCGGAACTTTCCGGTGCTTTGGCGATATGATTTGAGGCTCTACGCCGCATTTTATACACTTTTCGGCATTCTGCTTCATGATTTCCTCGCGGTGCGCTAAAATCAGCGTTCTTGTGCCTTTCTGAGCCGCTAAAGCCGCAGTATATCCGAGCACTAGCGATTTCCCGGAGCCCGTCGGCATAATGCAGACAACTCGCCTATATCGGGCCAGCGCAGTCCTGATCTCCGAAACGGCCTGTTCTTGGTATTTTCTTAACTCTAATGCCATATTGCGGACGGAGCAGGACTCGAACCTGCGACTTCGCCCGGCGCCATCTACCAGCATAGCAATCAACCGCTGCATACTCCAGTAGTGCCTGCGACCTCTAACCAGCTGAGGTATCCATCCGATACGCCGCCGTTAGTGCACTCCTGGGCTCACGCGGCGGCAATCCTACTACAGCCCATTTTTCGGATTACGGCACTGGCCTTTCTTCCTCTTGAGGTTTCAAGCGTTTGATATAGACCTTCACCCGATCTCCGACAGCCCATCTCCCACCATCTCCGCGATAGCCTACGATGTCCTTCCTGTCTGTAAACACGAACTTCTTGAGGTGTTCCGGTCCGTCAATAGCATCAACAATTTCTCCGATACCGATATTCTCGTATTCCTCTCCTATCGCTTCCGGAGACTTCTTGAGCGCTTCGATGAACTCGTCGGCATACTCTACGGACTTATCATAGTTATGCACGCCTTCTTTAAAGAAATAGTGCTTAGCCAGCTCATACCGCCTCGCCTCCCACGGGTCAAAGGAGTTCAGTGTGCTTTCAAGCAAAGACGAACCAAAATCGCCGCCAAAGGGACTATCTACCTTGAAATCCCACTCAAGCGTCAGACGCTCCATGATGTGTTCGTTACCATGAGAGTCAATGTAAGACACCCAGTCATTCTCGTTGCGAGCGCCTTTCACGGTAGTCTCCCACGCGACAATTTCTACCGGCTCATCCGTCTTACGGAGGCGGTACTTCAAAGAAAATAATGAATTGGTTTCCATAGTTATTCTACGATGATATATATTCCTTCTTTGCCATCATTAGACCGCAACTTAGCTGTTTTTATTTCCGCCCAACGGAATCCGAAAATAAAATCAGGGACGGCAATTTTTGTCTCATCCCCGAGGCCGGCGGCGGCCACGGCCTTCTTGAGGTTACCCCAAGTAGGCTCAATAGTGCCGTCATCGAATAGCGTCTTCGGCTCATGCCAAATCTCGTAGAAGCCATGTGTAAATTCGTCATCCATAGCCTTGTCGCCATCGTAGAGAGTCACTTTGACAGCGGTCGGAGTTATTGCTGTAACCTTAAATTGCCGGCCTGCAAATGGCCCTTCCTTCGGCGTCACGCCATACTTAAATAAATCTTCTGTTCTCATATTTTCGTTAGTTTAATTAAATGCCAAATTCCATCTATTTTCACACCGCGAGATATCCACAATGACTTGACTGCATCAAGTGGGCATCCCCATTCATTCTTACAATAGCCATCAAGTTCCTCATTATAACTGCCGTCAGAGTTATTCCATGTGGATATGAACTGAATCGAACATTCGATCCCATCTGCGGTCATGTATTCTTCTGCGTATCCTCCAGAAAACACCATTCTTGGAACGAGCGCTTTATCCGCGTACTTAATTGGAATCTGTACCATATACAACCCATAAACATTCTTCGTCGCTCACAGCCCTCATTCCGTGCCCCTCCATCTTTGCGTTCGTCTTCCAACGCATCAGTGCACCCTTTATCGTTATTCCGTACCGCATCCGGCACAAAATATCAGCATCCGGTGAGCTGATTTTGATTTTTCTAACAGCATAAATAGGATATGCAGGCCCGTCAAAGAATACAAGCATATCACCCTTTTTCGCGGAAGCAACATCTTGGTTATATGCATAGCCAAGTGGGAGTAATACATAACCGAGGTTGAATTCTCCCGGCTCTGTATGATTAATCCTCAATCTCTTCACCCTCGTCGTCAGTTGCATATACAGGATATTTTTGGTTACACCGCCATAAGGCGCTCGCAAAATTGTTATATCGATGAGCCGGCAGGTCGTTCTCTATCGCCTTGTCAACCCGCTCGTAGACGAATTGCTGTACTAGTGAAATGAAATCCGGTGTTGTAATTGTCACCAGGTGCTGCGGCATCGGCTTCCAATGAATCTTCTTCCTTTGCTTAAACAAGGCAATATTGTTTGGGTTCGGATATTCAAGCCATTCTTCGATCCCCATTAAATAAAAACGCATTGCAATCGGCAAAATCGCGAAAACAAAAGTGTTTCGAAACCTGTGAATCTTGTCAATATAAGTATCCGATATAGAGCCTAACCTTCCATAACGACAATAACGATATAGCGTAAACTGCCACCTCTTCCAATCAAAACCATCTGTCGGCTCATTAAGCACACCATACCCTCCAGTTTCGAGCATGTGAGTTAGAAACTCTTTGGCAGAATAGTCGTCTTCCAACTCACATGCATCGATAACCCCCTGCTTGAAACAATAATCAAACAGCCTTATTGCCTGCGGCCCAGTCGTTCTGTTTAACGGACTCCTCATCTTGCGTCCACACCAAGATCATTCAAATAAGAAAGAATATAAAAATACATACCAAGACCGCATGCTGGCTCTCGTACAACACGGACAATTCTGCCCTCCTCGTATAACGTGGCCAACGGAATTCCGCGCTCGTCCTTAATTACGCACCCATTCAAATTCAGCAAGTCTATCGCGTCCCAGCTCATCTTTTATAAAGTTTTCCGTTTTCATCTAAAAGCCATTCACCCTTCTTAAAATTTGACGGGTTTATGTCGGAGTCAATCATCGCGTCAAAGATTCGAATTCTATCTTTCATCACCGCAATGGACCCCTCGTAATCTTTTCTATCAAATGTAAACACAATTCCCCTCCAAGTGGCAAGCGGAGAATCGGTATCCTCCATGATATCGTCATCTTGAAAAATGTACTTAATGAGCAAAATCTTCTCGACAAGCGGATTAGAAATAAACTGCCCAAGAAGCTGGTCGCCATGATCTTTAATAACAGCGAGACTTTTCTCTTCGTACGATGTGTAATCATCTCCAAAGAATTCTATTGCCGCGTTGCCGACGAGAGTCTTAAACTCAAGTACGGTTTTTTCATCCTTCGTAAACGCATCCGGAGAAGCCCCGAGCGGACAGTCCGGAGCAACCCAAAATGGAATTTCCGGCAAATCTTTGCTATACACGAGGTCATTTATTCCCAAATTCGCCTCGCTCCATTTCATTATCATCGGTTCTTGTTCGTTTCCGATGTCCATGGCATGCGCATATACCGGATGAGAGAATCCGTGCTTGCGCTCCCATCTTTTTGCCCGGATATAAGAAAGATTGCTGTCGATAATCTTTCCGGAAGCAGACGTGATCTGACCAAGTTCTGACGCGGTAATCATACCGAGCCGTTTTTTTAACCAAATGTTCTCTTTATTCATAACCTTGTTCAATACTATGCGGGAAGGTCGGACTGGTCAAGCGCAGAAACAATTGCGTTCTTAATTTTATCGGACCCAAAATCATACATTTTACCGATGTCGGAAATGGTCTTCCCGTTCTTTATGGCCCAATCAATCACGGATTGCACCTTGTCATCAGTAATGGTTTTCCTCGCCTTAATCTCTTGATCCGGTGCCGGGTCAAGTTTGCTAATCCGAAGACCCCAAGTCTCTCCTCCGTCTTGTACATCTCTGCACTTTTCTTTTGTCAGCCTAACAGCCACATTGCTCAGTCTGGCAAGATACCCGTCGCAGTCCGGGAATCGCTTAACAAGTCTTTTCCGGTTCGTGCTGTTCAAAATAAAAGGCAAATTTGTGTACGGGTTCGGGGCAAAATGTGCAATCCATACGCCGTTCTCGGTCCGTCCGTTGATCATTTCGCTCTCCTTGTACTCAATACGAGCAATGATAATTCTCTCGATGTCTTTCCCCTCGGGAAGCATCTCAACCCCTGCATGGGTTAATTTCCCTCCAACTCTGTAGTGAATTGTTCTTTGGTCCTGCATATTATGATTTTTTTGCGTTTTACTACAACTTCTGTGCCATCTTCTTTGTTAAACTTATCTTCCGCTTCGATTCCTCACTATGATGCTTATTATAGAAGGAATTCTTTTCTCCAAGTTTAACTTCTCTAAATTTTGCCCTTGTAATAGGATTATTTACATTATCTTTGTGTGAAACCCATCTTAAATTACTAGCCATATCGTTATCCCTCAACCCATCGATATGATCCACCTCAGGTAAATTATTAGGATTTGGCAGGAATGCAATTGCCACCAGCCGGTAAACTTTCATGCATTTTCTTTTTCCTTCTCTATAAAGGCAAACATACCTGTAACCTTTTGAATTTTTTGCAGGTGAAAGATAACGACCATAACAACGACGATATAATCCTTTCACTTTTCCAAAATTGCTGACTTGATAAAAACCCTCATACCCAGGGATATCCTTCCAAATTTCTTGCTCCATACTCTTAAAAAAGTGCCCGAACTTTCAGTGAATGGTACGAGCAAACACCTACTTATCCGGGCATCCTATATTTCTTCCGCTATCTCGTACATAGCAAGAGCAAAGATAGCAAATTATTCCGGCAAATACAAGTCTTCGAAACTAAGCATGTTGAATCTTCTGTTCGTATTCCATCACTGTCTTTTATTAAGATCCTTAACGGCTTTTTTAATTTTTTTATCGGAAGCCTTACGAATCTTCTTTTGTTCACGCGGGGAAGCCTCTACATACTTCTGTATTTGCTTAACCTCTTCCATCGCCACGTCCTCGCTTTCTTCCTCTCCATTATCTTCCAAACGGATACGTTTCTCGTAGTTCTTGATTGCCTTATCGATGTCGTTAACGAACTTCTGGTCGGTAGTAAGCAACGAACCGATCATATACATCCGCTCAGCGAATCCCTGGGTTTGGTCATCTTGTCCAGCACATAGATATCCATACGGGTGTTCACCAGCGATAAACCTGGCTTTGAAATTTCCGCTCAGTGTGGATATATCCAGCCAAAAACGTCTGAAAGACCACTTGAAACCGCCGGCCTCTCCGGTGCGGAGCACCGGATTATTGATGGAAAAAAGCCACCATTTTTGAATTTTTTTAAAAATATTCATAACCTTTTTAAAATTTATTTTTTTCGTGTAACATATATGTCATCTAAGACACGATGGACCTCAAAGACGGAGCCAAAATCGTGCTTGATCTTACTTGCAGCACTTCTGGCACTTTGCCAAGAACGAAGTGGAACGACAACATAATCGCCGACTTCCAGCATCCTCAGTGCTGGATAAACACGTCCGTTTCTCCGCTTGGCGGTCGGAATCTTGCAAGATGGGCAGAAATGCTGTCCCACAACGCTTGCCCAGCCACGCCGGACAGCAGCGATACTGGCCTCTTCTGGCGTCTCAAAAGCGACACCCGCAGATTTGCCACAAATGTCGCAAATCGCATCAAATCTTTCAACTGTTTTAATCATATAACTCCCGTTTTTTTGTATACAATCATGTCACCGATATCTGCATGGCTTGGAATCTGGTCCAGCGCACACCCCCATTTGTCCCACCATGGCCATACCTCTCCTTTTTCTTCCCATTCCGCCCTCGCGTCCATGTCTGGAACAAGCATCATATTGGGCTCTATTTCACGCAAATTTGACTTTCCTCCGGTCGCTAAGAATCTTCTTCCGCCATAGTACAATGATGCCAAAATTGCGGTCTTTTCCGACTCTACAATAAAAGCCTTCTTACCGTCATCAGGAATGCATGCTCCAAAATAGCACTTGCCGCAGAATCCATCTCCAACACGGAACTGACGCCCCGGGAAAAACGCCTTGTCTCTATGGCCGTCATCCTTATATGCGATCCTCTTGTCAAACAAAATTCGACCGTCTTGGTCCACATACCAATATACCGCATTCCCATGAGAATCTGTAGTTACATTATAACGATTCCAGACATCCCGGACATCTTCCTCTTTGAATATCTTGCACATCCAGCGGAACAGCGGGCAGCTTTCAAGAGGATATTCCCTTGCACCATCTAATACATCACTGCCAACATACCGAATACCAGGTGATGATTTTTCTCGCAATGATCTGGTCCACTGAATGGCTTGGCTTTCTCCATTAATCATCTTCAATGCCTCGTGATAGTCAGCCGCACCGCCAAACTCAATCAGCCACTGAGGAAGTGAAATACACCTTCCGCCCTCCTCGTTAACCCATACGGAACCACGGCTGATAAACACCTTCAGTTTGTCTTTCCGGAAAGCATGTCGGTCTCCATTCAAGTAATATCCGCCCTGGAATCCCCTACCATGCTCTTTCAAATCCATACACATCAACTTCGGTGCATTCCTTAACGCGACCAGTGGGTCATAAGAAAATCTGAATCCGTCTTTTCCCATATTAGAAAGGTAAATTAGAATCATCATTCGCAAGACCAAACGCACTCCGGTCTTCAACTGGCAGATCATCGTCGGCGCTCTCTTCCGGCTCCTGCTTTATACCTATGCAATACCATGTACCACTGCCGCGACGGCTACGCTCGAACCCGAGGTCATCAAATATCTTTGCGACAGACTTTGCCGTCTTCGGGGCTTCACCGTAATCCTTGCAGTACTGCTGGTAAATCTGCATCCACTCCTTCAAAGACTTCCATCTTGGGTCTTTCATGCTGAAAGGCGTTACCGCGACATAGCCATACTCGCGAATCCACCTGCGGGCGGAATTAGAGTCAGCCTTCATGTCTGCCTTTAACTCCAAAACCGCATCGGACATGTCAATTTTGCAATCATTGGCGATTAATTCTTTATACCCTTCCAGCATCCAGTTGAATATGGCGGATCTTACCTTATTCTCCCTTAACTTCGCCTCCAGCTGTGGGTCTCTGTTCTCTTCAGACACCTTGTTCGGGCAGTTGATAATAAGAAATCGCCTGAAATATCCATCTGAATCATCCGTTGTCGGTGGAATCTTATTCGCACAGCACAACATGATCGGGACTTTCGTCACATAAGTCATCTCGCGACTGTATGGGCTCCTGCCGGTAAACTCTCCGCCGGACACGAAAGCCTTGAAATCACCACCGGAAAAATCCTTGTCGGAGACATCGTCGCAATAATTCATTATTTTCCCATTAACCTCCGCCATGTGATAATCCATTTGGTTGCTCTTGAACAATTGCTCCGGAGTAAATGTCGTCACACATTTTGTAACCTGCCTCCCATCCTCATCCTCGTTCTTAAAAACATTCACTAGAGCCTTGGCAATAATACTCTTACCATTCTGCCCCTCACCGACCAAGAAACATATATACTCAAACTTGTGCTCCGACCGGTCTATAAGAAATGCGCCACAAAACTGCTGGTATGCCTTCCTCATGCCGGGGTCCGGAACCGTCGTAGTAATAACCTTGTCCCACAATCCACTCTTTGCGTCTATGTCGTAACTGAAATTGAAGATAATGTCGGTGCAATACTTGAAATCATGCGGATATATCCTCAGTGTCTTCATGTCCAAAACGCAGTTCTCAAAGCAAACATAACGCCTATCCGGATTGAACTGGTGCCTCCCGTCTTCAACCAATGACGCAATGCAATACTTGGCAATCCGCTCAGCAGAATCCATCCGGTACACAATACCGACCTCTGTCCTGCGCATGACTTCACGGATGATGCCCGTAAATACGACATCGTTCATCATCTCGAAATACTTACCATTGAATACGTGGAGCATTCCCATTGAGTCAACGCGGAAGTAATCGTTGCCAGAATCTCCGACAATTCCACATATATATCTGCGGAATGACTCGGCAATCCCGGCCTCGGTCCTCTTGTTTACCCGCTCATCATCTTGACCGGAACCTCCTATCGATGCTCCTGCCGTATGACATAAATAGTCTATTATGTACTCGTATTTCACTGAAAACTTGCGGTTTTTCAATAAAAAGCAAGAACAGACAGGGCCTCTTCGGAAAGAGGTGGGTACTCCCTATCTGCTCTTGCTGAATCTCTCTGTCGTGCGCCGTACCCCTAAGCGCGGATTGCAAAGATGCAAAAATTATTCCATATATCAAAAAAGTTTCAACTCGCTCCCGACCTGTTCCTTACCAAGAATGAAATCACATATGAAATTCCTTGCATAATCCGGACTGATCATACTCCGCTCCTCATTGCACAAACCCGGCATGTGATTCGGCTCGATCTGGCAGATATTCTTCCCGGCCTTGCGCGGTTGCATAGTATTCCCGTGCGTAGGCTCGCAGTTCACGAACCAGTATGCAGTCGGCTTCACATAATAATCCCCTCTCAACAGCCGGTTCTTGTCAATCACCGACGGATTCGTGATGAAGTTCTGCTTCAAGAATGTCTGCTCACTCCACGGATTCTCCATGATCATCCGCAAACCCCTATCATAACACACCGAATGCATCTTCACAGCAAGCGCGAAGAACCGCTCTCGCTTCGCAGACCGCTCTAAAATTGCTTCCGTTTTCTCCCGAACACCCAAATTCCTGTAATTCCTGTGCGTCCAGCTGATAAGCATCTGGCTCATGCACGAAAAGTATATGCACGGAAAGAATGCCAGAACCAAATCATCCTTTTTGACACGGTCCCATACGCTCGATTCGCCATCATACGCCTTCTCTATCTCGGAAAACAAATCAATTTGGAAGTCCGTCTCGCCGAAATTGTCTTGAATATCATAGTCAAAAGCAGGAATTCCCAACTTTAGAAACTCGCGCTTGAACGTCCCTGACTGCTCAAAAAAGCAGTGAACACTTCCATTGATCTCCATTCTATTTCAATGTATCAAAATCGCAGTATCTGAGCGCAATCAAGCGCAGCTCATCTCCCATCTTCCGTGCATTCTCCAGCATCTGTTCCCGTGTCAGCCCGAGCCTGGACCAATAAACAAACGAACGGTCCAAAAGAACATCGCAGAAGATGGTCATTGCATCCTTTATCACACAATCATCATAACACGGCAGATCACCAGGAAACGATTCCATCCGTTCCAAAATAGCATCGGAAATCTCGGATAAAACCGGCCCCATCTTATCGCCGAATGTCGGCTCGCCTATAATATCTCTAAGTTTTTTTTCCATGTGGCTGGGAAGGGATTCGAACCCCTGTCTACCGCAGAGCGCTAACACGAAATAAACACTAAACTCAAAAAATCCCGGTCGCTGCTACCAATTGCACCACCCAGCCATGTGTGCCGGGTTTCCCCGGCAAAAGCATGATATGTGTAAAAGATTATAATTACGGCGCATCACTGCGACGTTGGTGGAGAGGGGCGGAGTCGAACCGCCTAATGAGTTTTGGGAATGGACAAAACCCTGCTCCCTATCCGATTAGAAGCCTATCCTCTCCAGCAATCCGGTCAACTGAAAAACTTCCGGTAATACTTCCGGCACTCTTCCTCGCTTCCGAACAGCACATCCGCATCCACGATCCCTTGATGCGAACACAGCTGGCACTGTTCCTTAACGATCATCTGACCGGCGTCCAGCTTCTCGCGGATACTCTTGCCGCTGTCCTGCTTCACGCCATCAAGCGCGACCGGAACATACAGCACGCCATACACATCGTCCTCCTCGACCTTGCAAGAAAGACTGTTGAAGAGATAAACTCTCTGTCCTACTGAAAATTTGCTCATGACTATTCTAAAGTTATTAACTCCTTCGCAAAAGGAAGCGATTCGATCCACATGCAAAACTGATGCCACTCCTGCAAACGGTGACACTTCCTTTGGAAATAAATATTCCTCAAGCACTGATACGAAAAGCAATCAACCTTTGCCAGCTCCTTGCCCATTGGCATCTCCGCCTTGGCCCGCTGCAGCTCTTCACCGCTCAGTCCCTTGCAGTCGATATGCATCGTAGACGCACTCATCAGACGCTCGTGACCGGCACGGTAGGTCTCCTCCTCACACCACCAGTAGATCGGGGCCTCGATCCGAGCCCACACAACCACTCCCCTCAACACCTTCGCATGCTCGTCACCGGCCCTTACAAGCCTTTGAAGCAACTCCATGTCCCTGCCGTCCAGCTTTGCCGTCCACTCAGCCTCCAGCGTTCCGTCATCGTGCATTCCGGCAGAACACCACAGCTCGCTCCTCTCATCCTTGCCATATGACAACCTGAGCGCCTTCAAGGCGCTTACGAAACCGGCAACCTCCAAGGTCTCTATCTTCATTCCCCAGTGCTCCCATATCCGCCGGAACCACGGTCCGTCGCATCCAACTCATCAACCTCAACGAACTCCATCGGAACAGTGCTACCCAACTTGATCTGGCCGATCCGGTCACCGACCTTGTACCTGGGCATATCCGGCATCACGTGATAGAACACCGCAGAAATCTCGCCGGTGTACCCCTCGTCAACCGTACCAACGCAGTTCGACAGCACCATCCCGGTCTTCCAGACACTGCTCCTGGGACGAAAGTCAATCCCGTACAAAGTGGTGCCGTCCCAGTACTTGCGGTCAATCTGCAGCGCGAATCCAAGTCCGTACTTCCATACATTCGGAGCAATCTGCTCTTGGCTCACCGCGTACACATCATAGCAGAAATCCCTGCCGTGAGACTTCCGGGGAATCTGCGCCCCCGGATCCAGTTTCTTAATCTTCACTAACATATTTCTCGAAATTTACTTCCTTGCTTGCCAAACCGATTCCCTTCCGCCGCTCGATCTCGGTCCGAATGGCCACCAGTTCGTCAGTCTTCCGCCTCGCCAGAACCTCAAGGTCCGCAAGGCTCATTACTTTCCATTCGCCATTATTCATTATTCATATCTCCAAATAAATCCCTTACTCTTCTTGCCAAGTCCGTCCGCGCACCGCTTGATCAAAGCCCGGGACACTCCGGTCCGCTCCGACGCCTCGTGAAGGCTCGCGAACCGCCCGACACAGATCCCGTCCAGCGTGTACTGCGCCACCCTCCTGCCTGACTCCACCGGCCTTCCGGCCCTTCCCCACTTGCGCTTCTCGCTCCACCGGAGGTTCTCCACCCGGTTGTTCTCCTTATTCCCGTCCTTGTGCACCACATACGGCCGCCCCTCGGCATTCGCGAGGAACGCCCTCGCCACGAGGTACGCCACATCCACGCGGTCCATCCTTCCCTTCCAGCACAAATTCACGAACCGGCCCCTTATCAAGGACATCTCGAATCCGCCGCTGTACACCCTGCCGAGATCGCCAACCTCGTAGCGACCGCCATAGCCGGGCACCGGCTTGCGCCTTTCCTTTCTTTCCGCGACGAATATCATCTCCTGTCCTCCGCGTCCCAGATTCCGGCGGTGACGTCCTTCACCCCGGCGGCGTACTGCTCGAGGACGAACCCGTCCCCGTTGACGCTCATGTACTTGTTCCCCGCCTGGTCATACCAGCACAGCCAGTACTTCCCGTCCCGGTCCTTCACGGCATAGAAGCGCTTCACGTACCCGAGCCGGTACCTGCCGGACATCAGCGATTCACGGCTGATCGCCTTCGACACCGTCTGGACGCTCATGCCCATGTCGCACGCGGCTCCGGAGCAGGACGCATACAGCCGGGCGGTCCCGGACACGACGTCCCGGACGAGCACGGCCTTATTTCTCATGGATTCTCTCATTTCATGGCAAAAATAAGCCGTTTTTCCCGATTTTCCAAACTTTTGTCAACAAAAATCGCAAATTCGCAGCATCACGGTGCCGATTCTGTCGAATAGTGTAGAAAACGTGTAGGAAATGAATGTCTACATACACGATTTCCTACATTGCGTTCTGCGTGCCCGTGGTGCAGATTTTGGCCATTTTTGCCCGGTCTGCTGTCTAATATGAGTAAATTTTAGTGTAGGAAATTGTCTACAACCAAAATTTCCTTCATCGCTTCTAGGCTTGTCGGAGGCCGATTTTTCGATTTTAGTGTAGGAAATTGTCTAATATGAATAAAAATCCTCGCGCGCGTAATATGTGCGCGCGTATATGCGCGTACCTATATATATAGCAAACCTATCTTTTTCCTATTTTTATTTTTATTCTACACTAAATGCAATAAATACATTATAACTACTAATTAACATCAAACCAGTAACTTACACAATGTAGATAATGCTACATATTGGTGCACAATGTAGATAATTTTTACGAACTCCTACATTGCACCATGATAACTCATTGACACCACGACAATTAACCAATGCAAAAAAATCACAAAACCAGAAAAGTACCTACTACCGAGACCCTCACGCGCGCGCGAACATCAAAATTTTGAAATAAAAAAAATTTCAAAAACCCACCCGGGCATCCCTTTCCGCGCCTTGATCTGACCCCTCGCACCCCTTTCAAAAAATCGGCCGGCATACGGCTTCCAGCCTCGTATGTTGTTGATTTTCAAGTAGTTACAAATTTTTGACGGTCGCAAAAGGTCTGAAATGTAACATTTTTGTTACATTTTAAAATTTTTTGGCAACTGTGGTGTGGTGTGGTGTGGTCCGGCGCCGTTTTTAAATTTTTTTAATAATGATCCCGTCACTTTTTAAATTTTTTTAATAATCGTGTCCGGATCTGCCGGAACTTAGGTTTTTAAAATAATTTAATAAATCGTAATGTGATATTAAATTTTTTTAGATTTTGTGCCGGCTGGTTATATTTTAAAATTTTTTAAAAAGTGTGATTCGTTTATTAAAATATTTTATGTTCTTATATGCGTGCGCGCGCTATAAATAAGGTATATTTTGTAACAAAATTGTCATAAAATTGTAATGAAAATGTAACAAAAACATTTTGATATTTGGAAAATAGTACCTACCTTTGTAATAGCAAAAGGGGAGAAATAAAGCCCTGGAAGATGTTAAATTTTTAAAATTTAGTTATTATGAAAGCGACAATTTACAAAGGTATCGAAAACATGACAAAAAAGGAAATCATTTGCGCCCGTGCCACGGAAAAGCGGAATGTTTCCGCGGAACTGGCAAATTTTGCCAACTCGTTAGAGTTTGCCGGAAAACAATTAACTGCAGTAGGGAGTGCAGCAAGAAACGCGGCAAACGCAACAAAGGGAACTTTTAAAACGTGGCTGCAAGTCGTTTCGGCTTGTTACCCTTACCAAACGGAAAACGGGGAACTTTGCACGAAATCGAAAGGGGTGTATAAACTTCGCAAATTGTCCGGCCGTGGTGCAGCCGGGGCCGTGGTTGCTGCATCCGTTAAAAATTACATCGATTTCAAAACGGGTCGCGTTTCTGAGTTGGTTACTATCGTAGTGCCCGAATAAATAAGTATATGCCCGTGCACGGGTGAAACTTTGCACGGGTGCGAATAAATCCGGACTTTTTCGGACTGCAGAAACGCACAAAGGGACGGCCGAACGGCCCGAACGGACCTGCACAAAGCACGACGAAACAAGACGGCCCCGTTACCGCTATGATGGGGAGATAGGTAAATAGCGGACGGAACTATCGAGGAATGGCGAACTATACCTGAACGGGTACAAGCGTCGGACTGAGACCGCACGAACGGGGCGAAAAAATCCCAATTAGTGCCATGACATTGTGTAGGTATGCCGGAGCGGTGGGTGACGCGACGAGGGCAGTAAATCCGAACAATGGATATAAATAGCCGAACAAGATTTGGAGCGGAGGGTATCGGGATGAAACGATACTATCCGCTTTTCTTATGGGTGTAAAAGGGCGAGACGCTGGCCGACCGAATCGGCCTGCACCCACTATGATGTTTAACGAGAAGTTGCGCACGACACGAACGAAGTGCGGAAAGATATGGACGCGATCGACTGGGTTTTTATTGGGCTGGTTGCCTTGATGGTGGCAGCGATGCTTGCGCCGTTTTTCGGTGCTCCGGTGTGGACGCTGTGGGCGGTTCCGGCATTGCTGTTTGCGGTGTTGGAGGTAGGTTTTAACATGGACAAAATAACGGAATAAAATGAAACTTTGGAAAGAACGAATTGCAGTAAGCGTGTTTTTCACGTTCTGCGTAGTATTGAGCATCACGATGGTGTGTTGGGGTTTTAATGTTGATAGTTATGCGTTTGCTTGCAAGGCGATTGGCTTTTGTGGGTGCATCGGTTTTCCGGTTTGCTGGCGGAATGCGTGGAACGATTTGAGCGAGGAGGAAGAGCGATGAATAGGGGCCAGGCTTGGATTGTGGCGCTCTTGGGCGTGATTGCGCTTGAGGGAGCGGTTACGGCCTACGAGGTCGTGCGCATTGCGCGGAACGGTTTTGAAGTAAGTTTAACCAAGGAGCAGGCCGACGAGATCGTGGAGGAAGTAGAGGAGGCGAAGGCTGCTGCAATGGAGGACATGAACAATGAGAGCAATTGAACGAAAAGCGTTGGCGGCATTCAATGAGTGCAGGCCATTCAAGGAGAGCAACACTGAGGTTGTTGTGACCAAAGAGTCCGTGTGTGTTTATTTGTTCGGGAACATGATTGTTTGGAAAGACCGGACGACGGGCGAGGTGAGCTACAGCCATTGCGGATGGCACACACCGACGACCGCGTCCAGGTTGAGGGCGTTCGGAGCAAATGCATACATTAGGAAAGGAACATTAATAATTGAGAAATAGTTATGAACGAAGTTAAGGTTGGCGACATTCTCGCCGGAACGTTGGGTTACTCGATGGTAATCCCTTGTTTTTACGTGGTAACGAAGGTGACCGCAAAGGGCATCAAGATGTACGAGGTAGAAAAGAACATCACCGGACAGCAGGGTTATGAGACTCCGGCCGAACCGATTCGACCGAGATATGGCGAATTAGTTCCCAATGAGGTCTTTGCAAAGCCTTGCAAGGACTGGGATGGTCACTGGAAGACTGGCGGTCGCTACGACCACCGGTATGTCTCGAAGTGGGACGGACAGCCTGTTTGGGCGGATTACATGGACTAAGCGATGTTCTGCGTGGACGGGAATTATTACTTTATGAGCAAATAGGAGGAACGAAAAATGAAAACGATTGAACAAGTATTGAGCGTGTGTCCGAAGCAGGACAAGGCGTATGTGTTAATGAACGGAAGATGGCACAGAATTGCCGAGCATGAGGTGCGGGCTATTCAGGTATCCGTTTGTCTCGGCTGTTTAGAGCCGCCAAGGATAAAATGCAGCAACGGGGAGGAATTGAGATGGGACAAACAACGCCCAGGGCATTTTCTCGATATTAATACCAATCTATTCCGAGTGAGTACGGAACAAACTCGGAATTTGATGAGGGCGGAAATATTAAATGAGGAATTGGGGCGTAATGACAAGAAATAGATAGTTATGAAACTCAGAGAATTGAAGCAGGGCGATAAGTTCCAGTACGCCCAGTATCCGAGCGGAGCGCCCTATGTGAAGGGCAGCAAGATTCAAGGGAGCGTGGATTTGTACTACGTGCACTCAAAATTAATCGGCTATGTATATATGGCCGATGGTGGCGATGATGTTATCAAGATTGGAAATATTAACGAGGAATAGTTATGGAAAAGTACAGCAACAACAAGAAATTGAACGGAGTCCTCAATGAAATCCGAGAAGACTTGTTAAGTATCCACGACACCGAGGACGAGAGCCGGAGGGAGATTGAGCACTACAAGCGCGAGTTCCCGAAGGAGATTGACTTCAATCTGGTTCAGTATGGCAACATGCTGATTTACTACGACGACGTGAGGGCCATGTACGCCAGGCACGGATACAAGAGCATGGACCGCATGAGCGATGCCCAGGTATGGGAGACCTATAAGAGACAAGTAGGATATGTAGCAAGAACAATATAGTTATGAAAGCAACAATCAACCACGGCAAGCGGGGGACAGACATCGACAAGCTGGTTAAGGAGTATGACTTTGACTGTCCGAGAGAATACTACGGATACATTGTTGATTCGTATGTGAACGGTCATAACGATCAAGTTATCGAACTATTCAACCGGATGAAGGGAGATTTGCAAAAGAGTTTCCTCTTGAATATCGAATTCATGCAGCCGGTGTATGGAGAGAAGATTCATGATTTAATCATTAAGAGCTTATGAACAAGAAAGAGATTGCCGCCTATGTGCGGAACAATGTGGAGGACTACGAGGAGCGCCTGCAGTTGGCGCTGAAGCGAATGGACCGGATGCGCTGCCCTTTGAGGATGGCGGACAACGGTTTGTATGACGAGATGTGCGATGCGGTGGAGGATTGGTGCTTTGACAACGACGTGGATTTCTACGAGATTGATCTGGAGGAGTTGATTGATGAAATCATTTGGGAGGAATGATTACGGCATTTGGCAGACCGGTTCCTCAGTTTGTGATTGACGAGCTGGTAGCGGACGGTATTCCGCTTGAAGAAATAACCACTGAGTTTATTGAAACATCCTTCGAGTATGAGCGAAGGGATAACGAGGAATAAATATGGCACAGCGAGTAACATTGCGCCAGGCTGTGGAATTGTTGAAGCAGCAGGGCATTGATGTCGAATGGAATGATTTGACGCTGGAGGACTTCTTCATTTATTTCGACCATCATTACAAGGCTGACTGCGAGAACGGCACGTTCCCGAGGGTCAGTTTCTTTTTCACTGACATCTTAGAGATTTTTAGGTAAATGAGACGAGTAAAAGTGGTATTGGTCTGCGACGAGGGATTCGTGGCGGACAGTCTGCGGGACTTTGCGACCGCATATGAGGACAACTTCGGCGACTGGCACGAGGTCGAGCATGGCAGTGGATTCCTTGAATTCATCGAGGAGCCGGATCCTGAGCCGAGCTTGGCGGAAGTGTTCGACAAGAAGAGGGAGTCTGTTATGGACGAGAGAGAGAGGCGACGCAGGGAATTAGAAAGGATGGATGAAGAGGAGAGGGCGTGGATTATGGAGATGGCCGAGAAACTCGCCTTCCTGCGGGAGCGTGGTTTTGAGGTCAAGACACATTTCGGAGGAATCGTGAACGGATGGCCGTACAACTACGTTCACATCGGTCGTGGACGCTGGGTGGATATTGAGGGGAGTTCTGTCCGCAGGAAAGACGGAACGCTTGACCAGTGTTCTCCGTACATCGAAAATTACAACAACCCGACGATGGAGGCTCTTCTCGAAGAGATTGCGACATGGTAGGCAACGCAATCTACCTGCTTTTCTGCAAGCATCTGAGCGACGGCCAGGGCGGTCACGAGATACTGCAGACACCGCACGCGACTTTTGACGGAGCGTACGAGCACATGCAAGCAATTAAGGAACACTTTGAAAGCAAGGATTTCGAAGTGAAGGAAGTACCGGACGGGTCGTTCTATGTGACCGGGCCGTTCGGGTTCAAGAGACTTTATTATGTAGTAACAAGTACAATAGAGAAATAATCATGGCAAAGACAGAATTTAAGCACTCCTACAAGGAGTTTGGAGCGGAAGCAATCTGCACGAGGGTCCAGCAGATGCTGGCATTCAGGGACGAAGTGGATGTGCCCGAGTCTCATGTAAAATTCAGCTACGACAATCGGAAGACTGGCGCGCTTGTTCCGTCGGTCAGTTTGATTCCGGTGGCCGACTGCGGGAACTGCGCGGTTTGCGCGAAGGGATGCTATGACGTGCGTAACGTCTGCTTCCAGAAGACAGTGCAGAAGAGCCGTGCCAACAACAGCGCGATTCTGCAGAATGACCCTGGCAAGTACTGGAGGGAGATTGAGCAGCGAATCAGCTGCCTGCGGTTCTTCCGATTCCATGTGGGCGGAGACATCAAGGACTACAGTTACTTCGTTAACATGGTCGGTATTGCGATGAGGAATCCTCACTGCGAGATCCTGGCATTCACGAAGATGTACGACATCGTCAATGAATTCATCAGCTACGCTGGTGGGGTTGATGCGATGCCGAAGAACTTGCACATCATCTTCTCGGATTGGCGCGGGGCCGAGTTTGAGAATCCGTACAACTTGCCGGTTAGCAGCCCGATTTGGCCGGACGGTACGAAGGGCCCGCACTGCACAGACAAGGTGTATATGTGTGAGGGTGACTGCAGTGCGTGTGCTGAGACGCGCAATGGTTGCTGGGCGGCGAAGAGAGGTGAAACAATTTTATTTGAAGCGCACTGATATATGGCACAATTATTGTAGGCACGTATATTATGGAAGCAATAGAAATTATAAAAGCGATGGCGTACGATAGTGCGCTCGCAGAGAACAGCAATGTGTGGTATTTCGATTCGTCTGACGCTCAGAAGAGGGTATCTTATGTGTTCGGCGATTTTGAAATCACCGACGGGCAGTTTGATTCCGGCTACTACTTGGCGGTATGGTCGGTAGATGCCGATAGCATTTGTCCGTTCCAAGAAGACAATAAACCGGATGTTACTCTAACAAGGGTCCACAAAGAGGACTATGACGAAGATGACAACCAAATTTATTTATGGAGGATAGATTAATATGAATGCGAAACGAAAAAAGGAAATCGAGAAGGTTATAAGCCGTCTCGAAGAAATCAAGGAGGAACTCGAATACATCCTTGAAGAAGAGCAGGAGGCGTATGATAATACGCCGGAAAGCTTATGGGAAACAGATCGTTACACCGAGTCGGAGGAGGCTATCAGCGCAATGGAGGAAAGCGCAGATAACATCGGAGACGCGATTGATAATCTCAGCGACATATGTTAGCATGTCTTACATACGAAGGCTACACGCTGTACGGGAGGGATCTTGGAGGGTACCGCTCGTATATTGATGGCGAGTCCGTCAACTTCGATACGGTATCACAGTGGGTTCAATTTATAAATTATTTGGAAAATGGCAAACGTAAGGAGACCGCTGATCGCGGTAAATGAGGAAACCGGAGAGAGAGTACGGTTCGATAGGGTCGCGGACTGCACGGATTATTTTGGTGTAAAGCGGGCCTCAGTGCTACATGCCGTAGCGATGGGGTCGTACATCAAGGGGTGGAGAATATATGACACCCCCGAAAAACTCAGAGAGAAGATCGAAGAAATAAAGAAAATCATTAAAAAGCTAGAAAAATGAGGGAAATAAAAAGCGCAGCTGAAATCTGCAAGAGTAGCGGGTATGAAACCGAGTACGAATATGCATATGCTTGCGGAACATTACGCAGTATGTTAGAGTGCATCATTACTTGGATGTACGATTATGAGGATCCGAAAATGATCCGTAACATGATTGAGAGCGTAGTCTCAAATGTAGTAGTTAAATAATTTATAAAAACACACACACATGAAAACAAAAGAAAACCTCGTAAAACTCGGTCTCACGGAGATGCAGGCCGATGACGTGATGCTCCTGGAGAGCAAGATGCTTGAGACCGCAGTGCGGTTCCAGTTCAAGAAGAAGGACGGGTCGCTGAGAGAAGCGGTCGGAACGCTCCGCAGGGAGAAGATGGTGCAGGAGGACGGAAGCGTATGGGAGCCGGTTGGTGTAGAGAAGCCGGAGGTGCCCACATTGGTTAAGTACTGGGATCTTACGGTCCAGGGCTGGCGGTGCTTCAATGTGTTCAACCTTGTGGCGGTGGAGGGGTAGGAAATCGAAAACAAATAAAGATATGACACAGAAAGAATTAGACAAGTGGTTCAACAGTCTGGACTCCTTTGAGATCGCTGAAATCTTCCCCAGCCTTTATGAAGAGGTGATGGCATCCGCTGATCCCACAGTCAACATCAACACCTTTGTCAAGGAGGCAAAGTCTGACTGGAAGGGAATGACCAAGGAACAGAAGGAAGAATATTACCATCTGGTGGAGGGCTAAGTTATGGCACTCAATGTAAGTTATGTAAACCGCATCGGTTACTACACGAAGACCGAGAAATGGCCGGATGAGCCGGACAGGAAATTTAAGAACTGGATGTGTCACGCCAATGTAGACTTGTGGGCTGACATGTACTTCTACAAGGTATCTGAGGACCACGAGGAGTTCGGGAAGAAGCTCAAGAAAGGCGAAAAGCGTGTGCAGCTCATCGGGTTCTGGTGCGACCTTGGTCATCTCAAGCGCGCCATGAAGGATGACTGCTACCGTGGATCTGATGACTTCCACTTCTTCGCAGACCAAATGGACGCGGACATCTGGAAGGCTGTCAAGGTCCTGGTGGAGGCTGGCAAGAAGGTAACGATAGTTAAATCACAAAAGAAAGCGAAATGAAAATCTACGTAGGAAGATGGGACTTGCTCCCAGAAGATATTGAAGGATACAATAGACTTTCCGAAATGGACCATTGGGATGCTTCCGAGGAGGTTGCCCGCGAGAAACGACACTCGGACGACACGTTCATCGGTGAGTATTCTGGTGAAGAATTCGAAGATACTTTCAACCAGAGTTTCACTCATTTTATCGATTCGAAAGATTACTGGATTAAAATTTTCTAGACATGGGACAGACTTATGATGTCAACCTCCGCGTGAGGTTCAAGGATGAGAAGGGCGCAAAGAATGCCCTTCTCGCAAAGATTGGTCGCGCCCAAGAAGAGCGCGTACTATACGACATGCAGGGCCTCCGCATGAAAGGCTTCGACTTTGATAATATTTTGGACTTGATGTCCGTTTTCTTCTGCGGATGGGGACAAAGGCTGAAGGTGGCAGACAAGAGCTGGCTATACTCCTGCTTCGATGCGAGTTACGGATGGGAGAACGTCATGATGGACGCGTTCGATAAGATTGCGCCATTCTTGGAAGATGACTCCGAGATTAAGATTTATCCCGATTCCGGTCGGGATTATGGTTATGTTGAAAACGGACAAGTAATTTGGCAGTAATATGGCACAAAGAGTATTATTTAGGACAAAGGCTGATGCTTACGCTGCAGCGAAGAGATCCGGCGAGCCTTTCTACACATCGAAATGTGTCTGCGATAGGCTTTCCCAAATCGCAGACGCAAAACTGGCAAGCGAGGGATGTACCGGTGAGACCGGCTGCTTTCGTGGGCCGAATGGTGCAATCTATGCATGGTGGGAGGAATAATTATGAGAATCGACGAAGACAAACTTGAGGTCTTGCTGGAGCACATTTTCAGCCTGCACGAAGCAGAAGCCATCCTTGAGATGCTTGACGAGGACTGCGAAGAGTTTTCCGGAGAAGACATTTGCCAGTACATCGAATGGTGTCACAAGCGCTACGAGTCCGGAGAGGATACGGAGTTCGACTCTTGGCTTGAAGACCGGAAGCATCGTGTTCACATTGAAATTTTCGCCACCGAATGCGGATGCCTAATCCACGAGAAACTCGAATTCCCCAAGCGCGGTGAGGATATGGACCACGGCACTGAGTATGAGTGGTACTACTCCCTTCGCGAAGTTACCGATGAAATCCTAGCTCTTCCGATCGGTGGGTCTATGAACTTTAAAATCCGTGACGACGTAAATAGCCACGGAGTAATTGTTAGAACCGCATAAGCAAAATTAATTTATATGACACACATTCACCAGGTGGCCGTGAAGCAGGTCACACAGCAACTAATCAACATGCTTCAAAATAACATTATCGAGGACAATGGAACAGAGTCTTTTGAGTCTTGGTGCGAAAGTGGTGCGGTATTTGCAGAGCACCCGTCCTATGAAGCTGAGTGCATCGATCTAATGGAGAAGGTCGCACCGCTCATCGATGAATTAACTTTTACATATCTTAACTTCGGATACTAATGTTTATTCTAATATATTTGCTCTGCGGATTGGCATTCATTCCGGAGTTGTTTAACGAAAAACGGTAGCGCACAGAGTATGTTTTTCATGATAATGCTGCTGGCTTATTTAGATGATTTGCTAGCAAGGAGGTAGCCTATGGCAAAGAAGAAACAAGAGATAAAGGTCATTCAAGAGGCCCGTCCATACGTCTTGTGGCGACGCGTATCGACAACCAGCCAAGGTTCAGATGGTTTGGGTATCGCAGCACAACTTACTATAGCCACAATGTTTATGGGAAAAGACCCTGTTGAGGTTTTTACGGATGTGTATTCTGGAACGAAACTAAAGCAGTGTGTTGGATTATGGCAGGCCATTGATTATTGTAAGCAGAACGGAGCCGTTCTCGTAGTGGCAAAGGTGGATAGATTCCGTAATGTGAATGAGGCCCTTGACGTATTGGATTGCATCGGTGAAAGAAACATCATTTTTTGCGATTGCCCAAGTTCAGACCGCTTCGTCCTCACGGTATTGTTTGCTATGAATGAGCGCACTGCTATCATAGGTAGAATTAATACTAAGATCGCACTTGCAGAGCGCAAGAGACAAATCAAGGAAGACGGTTGCTTCATCTCTAAATCCGGACGGATGTGCGACCATCTCGGTAGGCAGAAGGGCGACAAGAATCCCAATGGTGTTGCTGCCATGAATGAAGCCGTTACAGCTAGCGCACAAGATTGGCGTAGGACATCCGGTTTGTATACCTGGGTAACGATTCAAGTCTTGCGTGGAAGACCAAGAAAAGACATATTGGCTGAGGCGGAGCAAATGTACGAGGACAATCCGAGCGTATACTGCACCCGTGAAGGGAAACCGCTGGTCCCTGGCACCTTGTCAAGATGGTCAAGGGAAATATTGAAGAAGGGTTAATTTGGTATAAAATTTGCATGAAAATGAACAAGAAAACGATTCTTAGTATAGTATGCATCGTCTTAATATTATTCGGTCTATACGTAATATGCACCGACGCTATCTATCGGTGGTTCTCTGCCGGTCAGTATGCGTTTAATATTTGTTATTTTGCCATGTTACCGATCCTTATTGCAGGATCTGGCTGGGTGGAATTTACTGAAAAATTGAGATAGTATGAATTATTATCGTGTTAGGGCAAATTTGTCCGGATATTATTCTTGTGAGGCTCCCAATCTCTATTACGGTATGGGGTCTGGAATAGATGATTATGAGGTTCCTACAAATTGTGACGCTGACTGTCGCGTTTCTGCAAAATCTGAGGTAGCCGCGAAGAGACTTGTAGAAAGATACCATTTTAAATCCATTGATTTTTGTCTTGAGTGCATTCAGATAATCGGAGTCGAGAAGATTGGAGAGGATGCTGATGATGATATTAATGAAGAGGTTTACGATATTAGTTACGATGGCAGGGCGTAAGTCATAGCGGGTAGGTTAGTCATGGGCGGTTCCTGTCGCCGCCCTTTTGAATTACACCCCCGGGAAACAAAAGACAAAATAGAAATTTGACTTCCAAAAATCCACCTCCGGGGGTTTATTTAAACAATTCACTATGACATTTGAAGAAAAGGTAGAACAAACAATTTGTTTTGCTTTGAAAGACTCAAAGCAGCTGTATTGCGGCAAGATCGGATTTGTTGCCAAAGATCTAATGAACGGGTATGTCGTCAAGGTGTGGTATCGCACCATCGGAGACGAGAACACCCTCGTAAAGAAAGAAGTAATTTCAGATGAGCAATACGACTGGGAGAAAGCCGGTTGTTCCAATGCGGAAGAATATCGGGTGTATCTCAACCGGCAGATGTGGGCTGAATTCTCCGCCGGTTACTGTCTTTAAAATTTGATTTAGATATGATATCTTTAATTTTAACAATGGGCTGTATTCTTTTTCTCCTTATAGGAATTGCAATTGCTTCTTGGGGAGGAATTGATATACAGTGTGAGGGTCCAGACATCAAGAACATAATAATGTTTTTGGTCGGAATAGGAATGATTGCTTTTGGCCTTTTCTCTGTAGTTAAAGCAAGTGAGTATTATCATGAAAAGGAAAGGCCCGAAACAGAGATTATAGTTTCTGTTCCTGCACAAATTGATACTATTATTACTATAAAAAATAGTATACCAGATACTTCTTACGTATACAAATTTAACAGTAAAGAATAAATATGAACACAGAAGAAAAGGCCCGAGCCTACGATGAGGCTTTAGAGAGAGCAAAACAAGTGTTAAGTAATAACTGCACAGAAGTAGAAAAACTCTGCCTTGAATGTGTATTTCCGCAACTTTCTGAGAGCGAGGACGAGAGAATAAGGAAGTGGCTCATAGAAATGGTTGAAGTATTTAGAAAAGCAAATCCAACCAACGCAGAACATAATGGGGATTGTAGTGAAGCTATTGCCTACCTTGAAAGACAAAAAGAACCGGCTCCTGTTCCAGACAAATTTAGTGGACTTAAGTCGCTAATGTTACAATATCTCCAATCTGCTGCAAATCGTAAAGACGACGCGGAGATTGAAGATGATACAGATTTATATGGTCGAAAGATTCTTGACTATGTATGGAAGTATGATGAAAAGCAGAAAGAGCAGAAGCCCGCAGAGTGGAGCGAAGAGGATAACAATGCCCTTAAATATATCCACGAACTCATCAGTTTTGGTTATACAGAGAATTTCTTTGATGCGCAAACCGCCGCTGATATGAGGACGTGGTTAAATAGCCATTTTATTCATTGGAAACCCAGCGAGGAGCAGATGTGGGTGTTCTTAAAGGCGAATCCCGTAAATCTAATGCCTGAAGAATTATCCATATATAAATCGCTTTGTAATGACCTTCAAAAGCAGAGTGGAGAGATGAAAAGTAAACACTAATAGGTATGGTAGCACTGTAGTATTATGAAAAGTTTTTGGTATTGGGAAATTCACTTTGAGCATCACAAATTCGATATAGTAGTCAAGAAGCCGCACAAGATTCTGCTTGTAAAGGATGAGAATGACATCCTAAAGTATAAGTTTGACTTGACTAATATGGGCGTCGAGGAATGTGATACCTATGAAAAGTTACAAGAATTATTACCTCCCCCGTATTATGAATATAATAATGTATAGCCTTATGAAAGCCCCAAATAAAATATATTTACACGGCTATCCAGATAAGCCATTTCTTTGTCAAGATTGGGATGTTGCTCCTACAAAGAGAGTTGTTAGAGGGCAACAAGCGGAGAATATTGCCTACATTCGCAAGGATATGGTTGTTGATGCAATTAAACTTGCTTATGGAAAAGTAAGTATGAATCCGTTTGACTGTTCCGAGGCATTTGAAGAACTATTAAACAAGGTTGGATATGAAATACATTGACGATGACGCAGAATATGCGCAGGAGCAGCAGGAAGGACATACGAGGATAGAGGAACAAAAGGGTGGATGTTTCTACTGCGTTTACTTTCAAGGGTGCCATACAGCAGTATGGCGCAACGGGCAGACTTGTGACTTGTTTGAAGGAAAATAATAGATAGGCATTATGAAATACATTGACGCAGAAAAACTGAAAATATCGCTTTCTGACTTAGCGGAGCATCATAAATACTATAATGGAAATTTCCACGATGGAGTTGTGTTTGCAGTTGATGAAATGATAGAAGATATTACTTCTCTCCAGCAGGAGCAGCCGGTTCTACCAGGTATTGAAGAATCAGGCATTCCCGGCAAAGACTTTATCCCTGTTGAATGGGTAGATGCTTGCGAGCAGTACGGAAAGTGGAAAATTGTGCAGCAGGAGCAGCAGGAGAAATCCAAAAAGGACTGTAATAATTGTCCTCATTGTGTTGACAGAAAAGATCAATATGGCTGGCATTTCAAAGGATGTTTTGGTGGCCCATATAAAGGGAAGTTCATCGCTGAAATAGACAAGTGTCCATTAGAGCAGGAACAGCCGGAGGTGGATTTGGAGAAAGAGATTGATGCAGTTTGGAATCCTCGTTTCAATCTTGGTTGGGACGAAAAGTCACTATTATCAATCAACCATAGTGCATTTGAAACCATTGCCCGCCACTTCTACAACATTGGACTTAACGCAAGAAAGTAGGAATACATGTAAATAGAAACACAGGAGGACTGATTATGGATATTACGGTTAATTCAAAATGGACATGGGATTGTTGCGGAAAACAAGACCTTGATTTCCCCATTATTGATGCAAATACAAGGTATTGGCCCGATTTCTCTGCCGCGTGTGAGATAGAATTTTTGAGTAACTTTTGTGCATCCGCACCAAGTGGCGAAAAATATGTGGAATCTGATTTTAGGCCGATTGTCCTTGAAAAAAGTGAAATCTTTTTTGGAGAAAGCGAAGAAGATGTAAAACAAAAGGTAAAAGAATGGTATAATGCACATATAGTTGGCGCTATTGAAAAAGCATTAAAACTCATTCACGATAAACATGAGAATTGAGCCAGCCATCTCTACGAACTTAGTCTTAAAGCAAGAAAGGTATGATAGTGTTATACATCATAATATCTTTAGTCAATGTATTTCTGCATATCGTAAGAAGCATATTGGTCATAAAGTCAAGCAAGGCAATAGCATCTCTTGCTAATTGTATTTGCTATACATTCTCTGCTATCGTAATCAAGTTTATCGCCGAGACTGATTTATGGATTGCAATAACAGTTCAAGCATTAACCAATTTTATTGGCTGCTACTTAGCGATGTGGTTTTGCGAGTGGTGGCTTAACACAAGAAAGGAGGAATAGGTATGGAACTTACAGAAGGTATCTATGCAATAGCCGAAGGTTATAAAGCATTTACAATTGACAAGGGGACTAAAGTGCAGATAGTAAAACGCAAAACAAAGCCATACCAAGGCAACCGTTGTCGTGATTGTATCTATTGTGTAAGGGGCAAACATTTATTTAGTCCGAATCAATGGTGGGAAAGCGAATGTTGCAAGAAGAAGCCAAAGACTGTTGGTGGTCAATCAAAATATTTTTACAGCACAGATACCAATAAGCCAGCTTGCGAAATGTTTAAGGGAAAGGAGGAATAAAGTAAATGAAACGCAACAGACAATTTGATGAACTATTAGCAAGAATCCCTGAAGAAACAAAACAAAGAGTGGCCAAACAAATGTCTTGTAAGTGGTATCGTGGTGGAGATTGTGGCAAAGGATTGCCTGATACTCCTTGCATCCTTAAAGGCTGTGTTGCTTGGGAAGAATATAAGGAGGAAAGCAAATGAAAGTACCAGATAAACTATTCTTACATCCAAACTATAGGGGCGAGGTCGGCGCAAGTTGGCTTACCTTTCCTTTGACCGAAAAAGATGAGTGCTACATCCGCAAGGACACCCTGCTGGAGTGGGCGAAAGATGTAAAGGCTACACTCGAAAATCAGAACGTCATAAAAGGTGATATTCGTAAAGGTGCAGTATGGGAACTTAAAGAAATAATTGCAAAAATTGAATCGCTATGACAAAGGAAGAAATCATTTCTGCATTTAAGTTCATTGAGAGTAAATGCGATAAAATCATCAATAACAAAAACTATGTTGCCGACGATTTTGTTCAGGATACAGTCGAAGATATCAGCGAGATGTGCAACAGGATTCTTGACGGACAGTTTGGTGAAATCTTGGAAACCAAACCAGATATATCTTCCAATCTTGACGAAGCAGCGATAAAGTATGGGCACGAGGAACCAATTCTCCCAGAGGGTTATAATGATGGAGATATTCCACTTTACGAAAGATGGACAGCAGATGCCTTCAAAGCCGGAGCAGAATGGATGGCGGGACAGGGAGCATCGTTCAAAGTAAATGTTGAAGAGGTGCCACAGGATCATTGGTATGCTGGTCTTCATCTTGGTAGCTGTGCAGAGGAAGAAGAGAGTGCTTTGAAAAGTATTAGTGCAAAAGATGGAGAAGAAGTAATAGTTCAAATTAGGAAAAAATAGTTATGAAGCAAGAAGAAAAAGATCGTAAAAAAGCCGACATTATAATGGAGCATACTGGTATTGATGATGTTTACAAGCCAGTAATGAATATAACAGTACTTGAACTTTATGACTTGATAAAATTGGCTGTTAACAGGAAACAACAGGATTACTAATTATGACACAAGAAGAAAAGCAACTGTTACTTAAAGACCTTAGTACAAGATTACCATATGAAGTTAAACTTGATAATGGTCTTAAATTACGTTCCATAGATGCACTTACACAAATTGTTAGCTGTTCTGGTTCAGATAGAAAAGTTGATTATGTTAAACCATATCTCCGTCCAATGTCAAGTATGACTGAGGAGGAAAAGGAAGAACTTAGGCAACAGTTCTGTTATGAATGGGAAGAAAACATTACAGAACTAATGTACTATTCCATTGAAATAGGAGATGCTGATTGTTTTATTGATTGGCTTAATGCTCATTACTTTGACTATCGTGGTTTGATAGAGAAAGGTCTTGCTCTTGAAGCACCGAAGGACATGTATAAATAAAATGATTATGGATAAAGAAAAGGCAAAAGAATTCATATTTTTTGAACCTCTCGAAGAGATAATTTACATTTCAAAGGATGTCTATAAATTGATTGAACTCAATGAGGGCTCTCTTGCAAACATTTATGCAGTTGTAGATACTGAAAGTGGTGAAAAAATGTTTGAAATGGATTTTGCCTATTCAGGAGAACCAATCATTATGAGGGTGTTCTTACATAAGGAATTTTTTATGAAGCATTACTGGAACCGAAAGAAGATTGAATTATGATTGCCGAAGACTACGTATCATTTGAAACGGCTAAACTCCTTAAAGAAAAGGGGTTTGATTGGGAAGTGCATAGAAGCTATCTTGTAAATGACAATGTGTTTATTCCAGGAGACATTAACGATGTTCCATTGAGAAAAGATGCAATTCGAATTCCAACACTCCAAATGGCAATGAAATGGTTGAGAGAAAACTTTAATATGAACCCGGTTCCTTATGCTCTATCCATTGGATGGGCGTTCGATGTCTTCGATTTGTCGGACAGAGATATTACCGGCTGCAAGAAGCTCTATTCTATGGATTTTCCTACAAAGAACGCTTGCTTTGAAACTTATGAACAAGCCTGTGAATCGGCCATTAAGTATTGTTTAGAAAATTTAATTTAGATATGAAAAAGTACATCCTCGAACTAACTGAGAAGCAAGCAAGGGTTCTTTCATGGGCTTTAGACACTTTCCCAAGGCTGATTCAAGGACAATCTTTCGCGTATCAAGACCTCTTTGAAACTGCTTGGGAAAAGAGATGTAAGAAAGCCACCGGAAATATGATGGATGAGGAGTTTGAAGGTGGCTGGTGGAAAATGCGAGAAGATGCAGAGGCTTTATGCAAGGAAATCAAGAGAAGATTCTGGAAACTGCCATATATTTCAGAAAACGGTCTGCACTACGATGATACCGCAGATATTCTGTGGGACATTCATCAGGTAATTCGCCATGAGCTTTGGAAAAACAATCCAGAACATACACCACTTACAGTAGATGCTTCCCCAGCTATGCAGGTAGGAAGTGAGCCATTGGCGAAGATACACACAAAGGAGGATTGACTATGAATACAAAACAGGCTATTGCAATACTTAAACAGCAAAGGGACTTCTGGTCTTATGATCTTCCAGATGGTATTGACAAACAAACACCCGCAGTTCTTCGGAGAGACCTTGTTGACGCAATGGATTTAGCAATTAGCATTATGAAAAAGGAGGGCTGATAATGTATTGCTATTTGAAAAGCGGTGTCCGAAATGTACCTCACATGGTAGAGATACCGGACGGGACAAAGGAGATTGCCGGGGTAATCATCTCCGGAGATGAAATCCTTGTCTACCCTTGTTTTTGCGATCCGGAATATGTAAACAGGATATATGATTTCTTTGATGGGGCATTTTGTCGGGTGTGGAAGAACGGTGAGTGGGTTGACAAGGATGACTACATGGAAATAGGAACAATGGAGGCTGATGATGAGTAATCTTCAAAATTATCCCAACGAATCAGCAGCAGAAGCCCTAATGCATGAAAAGCATACTCTGAGGGAATGGATGATACTGTGTCTGCAACATCCAGAATTAATGGAGGAATTTGATAAACTTGTAAAACCAGAACCTATTAAATAATGAAACGTGCAGAGCAAAAATCCATTGAATGGCAAATAGCACATCACCCGATGGCTATTGGTGGAGATGATTTCACTGATTTAGTTGAATACGTCAATATCAACCCAGCCTATGTTGCTGGCTATGAACAGGCTGAAAAAGATCTCGCACTGACCTGGGAGGATATCGCAAAGATAGATTCGCTTATCCTCGAAACGAATAATGAATTTGCGGTCGATTATCAAAAAGAAATCTCCAGACGGCAGTTCTACGAAGCTGTGCTACAGAAGTATCTTCATCTAAACAACAGGGTTTAATTCGGCCATTAGTGGGATTAAGATAAATACAAATAATATGGAGAACAAGCAAGAAGACAAGTTTTTAAGGCAAGCGGATGTTGAAACGAGCACATTGTATATAATGTCGATTGCAATGGATCTAATTATGCGTGATTGTGCATGGCGTATGTCACAAAAAAACGCATCTTGGAAACATGAAAAAAAGCAGAAATTTTCAAGGTATATTGAATCGGTGCGCCGTGCCTGCCAAATCAACGATGAAATCACCCAAGACATATACGATTCGGATAAAAAGAATAATTACAAAAACGTGGATTTGTGGTTGAAGGACGGCAATGAATTGGCGAGACTAATTCTTTTATTCGCAGACAGATCAACTAATACTGGTGTCGTTCGAAATGTGTTTTTGGGGTTGGAGTCGTCAAATGGGGAAGGTATCATAGATGATGAACTATTGAAAAAATTCTATCTTAAATAAAAAGGTCCGACGGGAACCGCAAAACCCATCGGACCTTACCGACCGAAAGAAACTTGCCTCAATCGTGTCGGCAATGCGGACAAGACAGCTCGCACACAATATCCGAAATCGTACTGGTGATGTCACCAGTTAAATATGCAAATTTTTCCGACAACGGGTCAATCCCATCCTCTCCGGCGACATGCTGTGCAATATGTGTAATTTCGTGCGCGGTACTGTTCAAGAACTCCGGCCCAGTGCTTGTCATTCCTACTCCAACCACGCTCCGCCTGAGAGAGGGGTTGCTAAAGCAGAACCCCTCGTTCAAGCGACCGGCTTGGACATTCCGTTCCACTTGGGAAATGATAGAATTCGGAGCGTCGGCCCAGACAAGGGCTTCGTGGATCCGCTCCATATCGTACTGATCGAAAGAGAACAGGAACAGAATGGTCCAATACCGAATATGTACTTTTCGGATGAGCATTACATGAGGTCTTCCCAAATCAAAGGGATGTCCAGCGCGAGAGTCTTTGCATAAAGCTCGTCAAACGCCCTCGTCTTGCTTCCGTCCTTATCGTCGCAATAGTCCATGACAAACTTGGCCAGGTGAGCCTCGTCCGTGATGGATGAGCCCATGTAGTCGGCCATACCCATTGCCCAGACATATGGCACATCGTAAGCCTTGTCGTTTTTAACCGTAACGCCGTTCGCTTTCAGTTTCTCCAGGACGGCATCTTTTTCCATTGTCTTTACCTTTCCGCCATCCCTGGTCTCCATCATGCCGACAGCAAGCTCATAGAGCGGCTTGCTGATATGCCGGCCATAATAAGACATATATTCCCTCATGCCGCGAGGGACCACCTCGTATGCGTCGATTCTTTCTGCCATTTCTTTACTTTTTTGTGGAAAATTATTTCATTTTTACGGCCCAAAATATGTAGGGGCGAGTTTCCCCGCCCCGGAATGATTTTACATGAAACGTCCGCGAGAGTCCCGACGACGGCGCTCGCCCATCATCATATCATCGTAGTCCATTTCTTCGCGTTCTCCGTAGCCACCTCGTCCGCCATAGCCGCCGCGCATTCCGTAGCCGCCTCGACTGCCATAACTGGGCCAGCTCCCGTAAGAACCGCCACGACGTTCACCATACAGGTCCGCCATCTCTTCTGCGAGTTCACAAATGCGCTCCATGCCCTCTTTGGCCATGTCCATTGCGTCCTCGAATTCTCGCATATCGGAAGACTTCCTGCCGTAGCTACCGCCTCTAAGGTTGTATACTGCGTATCCCATTTTTATTCCTCCTTTTTCTTGCCCAGCGACTTAGAGAGCATTCCCGTTAGTGCTGCGATCTGCTCGCTCATGCCTGAAAGTTGCTCCTTTAGATTGGCTATCTCCTGCGCCTGCTCCTGCTCCTTTTTAAGTTGTGGATTTAGGTCGAAGAGAAGTTTATCGCAGGATGCAATCACATTTTTGTGCATATCTACTTGCTGGAGCGCCGTAACGCTCGCGCTTTTGATCGCATTAACTTCGTTGATAATCCCGTCTCTCGTCTCGCTGATGAGCACACCCTTGTCGGGAAACTCTGCTATCGATGAATTGAGAGGAATTCTTTCATAGGTCTCAATCTTTCCGTCTACTTCGATTGCGATGTTTACGGCTAAATTGTTCCCTGGTACCAGCGGTTGCTGATATCCGAGGTTTGGATATTGGTTGCTCACTTGAGAAACCTTTGCGACCGCGAATCGCGGTTCGTTCTTGTAAAGAACATAAACGGGCGTTCCGGCCCTAAGTGCACTGAGCATAATTTGTAATTTTGAATAATTCTAATTTAGACGATTGGTGAAGTCGCCTGCAAAATTCCGTTATACCAGTCATAGAAGACTGTGATAATGCCGGTACCGGTAAGGTCTGCGGCAGTGACGGCTACGCCTCCGAATGTGGTCAGTGCCCTTGTTTGTCCGTTGAGTGTAAGCCGGACTGGCAAAGTACCTGTTGTTCCAGTAGGGATTGCGTCAGCAATGTTGATCGTCAAGTACCCGACGGGTGGAATTCTCCGGAAACCGAGAGAAAAATCCACGGACTCAGTACCGACCGTAACACTGTTTGTGCGTAGGTAAGGAATCCCAGAGGCGTTTGTAGTAATATTAACGCATCCGAACATAACCTTGCCCTCCTAGAATACTACACCGTTACCGAATCCGCCCCAGCCCGGGCCATAGTAACCGCCGCCGAAGCCGCCCTGGTAATAACCGCCGCTCACATATGGAGTAGCATTCACCGCGACAAGATTCGGGTACTGTACAGTTGCCGTAGAAGGGAGTTTGCATTTGATGTCGTCAACCTCACGTGCAAGAGGAGCGATCATGCCGGCGATTGCGTTGGTCTGGCGAGCGTTGTCAGCCTCGTTACGCAGCTGGGTAATAATGTCGCCCTGGCGGGTGATAGTCTGCTGCATGTCGCGTTTCTCGGCGGCACAGAACTGGTCAATCATCGTGGACTTGAGGTCTGCGATGGCACCGGCAAGAGTCTCGGTCTGACGGAGGGTTGCGAGCTGGTTCTCGTAGCCCTGGGAGGTGACGAGCTGCTTCATTTCGCAACAGCACGAACATAAGTTTGCAGCGAGGCTAGCGTCACCGGCCTGGATTGCGTTGATGATCTGCTGTGCGGAGAGGCCGGTCTGGCCAGTCAAAGCAGTGAGTCCGTTCTGCAGGGTTGCGAGGTTGGTCTTCACGGTATTGACATCGCTGTTGAGGGTTGTGGCCAGGAGGCGCACGTCGCTGTCAGTTCCGTCGATAGCGCGAAGGATAGTGTCGGTGTTGCCGATTGCTGTTGCCTGAGCGCCAAGGGAAGCCGCAGCAGCGCCGCCGCCATTACCCCAGCTATTCATGCCCCAGTTTCCGAATCCGACGCCGTTCCAGATGAGCCCTCCGAGGAGACCACCAAGGATACCGGCTCCAAAGCCAGATCCGCCGAAAAGACCACCGCCGTAAGGGTAGCCATTATTCCAGCCAAGGCCATTTCCGTTCAGAGCCAGGGCCAGAGGAATCCCACTGTTCCAACCACTCGACTGGTTGTCCGGCAGGATTATCGTTTTACTTTCATCAGCCATGATAAATAACTTTAAGGTTAAACTTATAGGTTCGATAAGCGCTTTATCGTTACCGCAAAGTTAATTAAAGCAAACCCGCACCGGCAGTCTGCTACAACCTTTAGTTATTTATCTGATTTTAAGGTGATTAGGTTTAACTGGAAATTATTTTTGACCTTTCTTCCTCCACTTGTCCGGAATAATTTTCGCGAAACGATGGAATGGATATAGTACTTTCCTTTGCGGCTTTGCAATAAGCTTCCTGCAAATAGTCGCCCTTACATTTGATTCTGAGACATCATAGAACTTAGCAAAGTCGTCTATCGTGCCATGCACTTCCATGTTATTTTCCAAAGCCTTTAGAGCATCATTCATTTCGCTCATCTCGCAAAGATTGTTGTCTACCTTGTACTTGTAGTATCCGAGGATTTCGGACAGTAATTTATTTCCTTCCATTTGAGAAAAATACCTTGTAAGCTGAGAATAAAAGAAGAACGGACATTATAACTGTCAAGGAATTCGTGATATAAGCTTCTGTTTGTGACAGCTCAATAATATAATAATCAAAAAGAGATACAATAAGAGGGAATAATGGCAAAACACAAGCCATACGATGCCATTTACATAAGTGAAGGATCTTGGAATATACCAGATGCGTCACGACTATTATCGGAGAAATATAGAATAACGTGTCGCATACTTTCATACATGACTCAGACATCGCAGAATACATGGCGAAATCCAAGATGTACAATGAGGCATAAACGAACGGAACAATTTGTACCGATAGCGTTATAGACCTAAGCGTCTTTATTAAGCGCTTGATTCTACCGATATCTAATTCTTGGCCTTCCACCACTTGTCATTTTTACATTTACAAGCACTTGTGCCTTGGTTTGGTACATCCGTTCACCACTAGGATGCTGTGTGCGCACAACTGCAACCGGCACTCTTGCAATAAGTGTACCGGAATTACCGGATTTTTTCGGTTTAACAGTGACTTTTATTTTTCCCATTTCCTTTTTACTCGTCCAAGTTTATCCGCCCACCTTTCCCACGGCTGGGTGTAATACCACCTGCACGATTTCTCATACGGCCAGTGCTTGTGGGCTATGGAGTCATAGATGTTGCCGCAAAGAGAGGGAAGTCCGATGACAAATAGGTATAACGGCCCGAGATACCTGGACTGTATCGTATGGCCGTATTCGTGGCGCATTCCGTCCTCTTTGTCTTCACGATGCATGATGATGTAGTCGCCGAGCGAGATTCCGCTACGCATCTCGCTAGTGTAGTAGAAGGTTCTCCCATTAAGTCGATGATACTCCTTCTCCCTCTTGTAAATTAGAAGGAGAAGGAGACCAAGGAGATTTTGCGGCAACTGCCATATGTAGAGTAGAACACGGAGCATTAGGCGGTAGGGATTGTTCCGTCAGGGTTTAGTTCATAAATGATAGATGCATATGGAGAAAACCTTGTTTTATACGCATTTAGTATCGTTTGATCCGATGAATACGGAACATATATTTTAAAGCCAGCCGCGACACGAGCGAATGTGTTTACATTAATAACCCCACTTGCTGGAGGGGTTTGTCCCATGAATACGGCTGTTTTTAGAGAAGAACAATCAAGGCATACTCCGCCATGGAAATAAGTCAACTCGCCCTCGAAAACGATTTTTGTAATTTTTGAACATCCTTCAAATGTTGCATTAAACGACGTAACACCATATGGTAATATAATCGTTCCAATTAATCCGCTGCACCCGCGAAATGCATAAGCTCCAATCGACGTGAGAGAAGACGGTAATGTCACGGACGCCAATGATGTACAATATTGAAATGCATTCTCTCCGATCGACGTGACAGAGGAAGGAATAGTAACAGAAGTCAAAGCGGAGCACCCCTGGAATGCAGAATTACCGATTGATGTCACGCTATTAGGGATGGTGACTGATTTCAAGGTATTATTCCTATAAAATGCATTAACATTAACTGCAGTAACCCCGCTCGGAATTACAAGATTTTCAATCAATGTTCCGTTCAAATACAGCCCCCTTGTTTCGGCGGTTGAATAATGGAACGGATTAGAACTTGCTGCAAACGATATCCCGCAATAGGCCGCAATGTCTGTTATGTTAATCTTCTTTATCGCAGTACATCTCTGAAACGCATTTATCTGGACGCTTGTTAACGTAGAAGGAAGTGCCACTTCTTCAAGGGAGGCACAATCGAGGAATGGACCAGATCCATTCGTACTGCTTATTGTTGTTATGCTTCCAAGAGACAATACCCGCTTAATTGCCGTATTTGCAAACACCCGTTGCTGCAAAGTGCCGGTGAGGCTCGGCAAGTTGATGTCTGATGCGAGAGAAGTACAGTTTTGGAACGCAGCAATACCGACGGAGGTCAACCCATCCATGCCTACAACAGAGTTTAGACTGCTGCATTTGGAGAACGCTTCTTGACCAATGCTTATAACAGATGAGTGAACCGCGACAGAGGTAATCGTGTTGTTTTTATAAAAAGCAAATGTTCCAATACTTGTAATACTCTGCGGAATCACAACATCCGTCAAAAGAGAGCCGTTTATATAATACCCTCTTTGGGGAGCATCTGTATCTGTAGAATAGTAGAATGGGTGCGAAACCCCGCTCGACGAAAAAACCACTCGTAAGATACCTTCTAAACTCGATGCATGAACTTCGGCAACCTTTGTGCAATTACCGCACAAATAATTTGTTGACGTAAGATTCTCAAAACCACTAATACGTACAAGATCTGTACAATTATTGAAGACACTTCCCTGGTAAAATCCCGTCAATGTGGCTGGAAAAGTAATTTCTTTTAAGCTGCTGCAACCATCAAAAGCCCTACCAAGCGTGGTTATCCCAAAATACTTGAGCTCATTAAATGTCTCAATCACGGTATTATTATTAAACCAGCTATTGTTAAAACTTGTAACCCCTGCTGCATCGCTCATCGTAATACCACTACCATCACCGATGCCATTGGCAAGGAGTACCCGAAGGACCTCGTCATCAGCGAACCGTATATAGACTCTTGCAGGGTCATAGATGACGTAGAGCGTGCCGAAGACCGAGCAGAGTGCGCGCTTGAGCCCTTCTCCGTAATCTTCCGTCCTGGTTACACCCAAGGTATCCAGCTCATCCGTATAAATACCGCCGGTCATTTGCATCGTGCCCTCAATGACCGGATTCCCTTCGATATTGCCTTGGGCATTGATTCCGCGGTAGTTGATTTCCGTTTCGTCGTCCTTCTTCAGACCCTGTGCGATGTTCGACAGCATATGAACATCATCCGTGGTTGCCGGTGCGATATCATTCCAGATGAGACGGATGTACTGCAGAATTGCATCATCAGAGTTGTAGCACTCAGACAGCATGTCGAATGCATCTTGATTGACGCAGTTCTCGACTTGCAATGTTCTGATTCCAGCCATGTCGGAAGGCATCACAAGATCGGTGAGGAACTTAAGGTTCTTTAGCTGGATGTTGTTCGTGTTTTCTGACAAGTGTAGCGACTCAATCTTAGAGCCATTGGGCAGCACGACTTGGGTGATGCCCGTTCCTTCGAAGTACGCCCTTAGAAGCCTCGTACATACAGACAAGTCGATAGAGCTGGTAAGGGAAGATGCATTTCTTGCGTCTATTTCTTCCAAGCACTTCGTGTTGTTGAAGGACAGTGAAGGAACGTTCGTTGTCACGTTTGCTGCGGTCTCATCACCAATCTTGAAAGTGCGGAGTTTTTCTCCGACGATATCAATGTTATCTGTGTACTGTGCAGCGAGGACAAGGTTCTTCCAGTCTCCGAGGCTCTGCAGGTAGTTCGTCGCTTGGATATATAGGTTCGTCTGACCAAGATTACCGAACGGTCCGGTGAACGTATAGGACTGCCCTGCCTGTGTTCTTGCCGTGGTTTCCGGGGACCCCTGGCCCTGCTCGATGGCAGGATACATCCACATCATAGGTGTCACGGTGAGCGAAGCGAGGCTCTGCGGACGGAAGGTGATCTGCCCAAGAGATGTATCGGAATACTGTGCAAACGGACCGACCTTGAACAGTGACATCACGTAGATCGCCCGACGGGTGCACCAGAGTTTCTCCGCCTCGAAGTGATTACCGAGCGACTGCGAGAGAGGATCGACAGCCTGCCCGTTGGTCAGCCATGCGGTCTCGTATTTCCACGATGAATCCACGTTGTACGCGGACGGTGGAAAGTAGTTCTGGGCATTGTCCCAGAAGTATTTCTTGAAGAAGTTCACAACCCCTGCAAACGGGTTCGCACCGCCACCAAGAGAAGCCATTGCCCTGACGGTATCCTGCCCGATAGACTCGATGCCCTTGGACGTGCCGTAGTCATTGTAGAAGGTCTCGAAGAGCAGGTTCCAGAACACCGAGGTCGAACCGGCGAAGGTGACCGAGCCGTTCTCTGCATCGGTAAACTCAATATAATACGGCTTACTATCGGCACCACGGTTGTCCGTATCGAAGATGGAGTCCAAGTCGTCTTGTCTCCATTTGAATCGTCCGCCATTGGCAAGCGTCTTCATCTTGTACGGGTACGAGTTCTTGGCGAAGTTGTCCGTAGCGCCCGTAGTGACACAGTAGACAAGGTGGAAGGCACAGTCTTGGATGTCCCAGTAGTTCGGTGCCAGCGAGAGGAATCTCGCCCTACGCTGGGTCTTAAACCACTCGTTCTTCTCGTCCAGTGTACTGCCGGAAGGGGAGCCGTTCTGTGTGACGAGGTTGATCCCAGCCTCGTACTGTCCGGTCACAAGGTCATAGTGGTAGAGCACGTACTCCCCTTCAATCCAGAACTCCATGTCTGCCCGTCCGAACCTGGTGTTGTATGCTTGAGAGCGGAAGTTCGTAACATCCGCGTTGATGTTCGCCAGCACTGCAGCCGCGTTCGCTCCGCCGTAGGTAGCATCGCTCAGAGCGACCGGGAAGATGAGCGTGGAGTTATTCCATGCCACGTCATAGGCTGGCTTGAACTCCGCCTCAAGAACGGACTGAATCGCCGCTTGGTCCGAGGCTTCGTCCGTGGACAGCCCGTGGCAGTTGCTGACCTCCCATGCGTTGTCGAAGTTGTTGTTGCTGATGACGATATTCAGACACTCGTTGGACGCTCTGTATTCTACCTCATTGTTCCACGGATACTGGAACTGTGCGAGCCTGCGGGAGTGGTCGGTGCCTTCAAGAGTAAGGAGCGAGCCCTTGATGTCATCAGAGATATTGTAACCAAATGTCGGTTTATCTCCCTTATCAGGACCGATGGTGAACAGACCTATGAATTCGTAGGTCGCAACACCCTGCTGCGAGACTGTGCGGGAGAAGCCAAATGCGGGATACTGATACACGGCCACCGTTGGGATAGGCTTTCCCGTTTCTTCAGCATATGCTTGCGCTTCGTTATATCCCACGACCGCATCATGCAGGTCGTTAAATGCCCGCGTTGCTCCAATCTTGTGGGACTGCATGGAGGATGCCATGTTAATCTTCGCCGTAATCCTCATTACTGCTGGGTGGTTCTGGGCAGAGCCGTTTGCGCCACCATCGAAGTACACCGTCTTGGAATTTGACGACGGCAGGATGTTGAATATCTTTTTGCCATCGAGACCGGTTGTCGGGGAATCGTAGTATGCTACCGGAATCTGCTTGGAAGAATTTGTCTTATCAATCCTCCAGCGAATGTTCCACCGATAGTAGTCCATCGAGGTAGTACCTTGACCGGAGGTCTCAACGCCGAATAGCTTGAAGTCCCACTCGGGATGCGCTCCATAGTGCATCTCGAAGTCTGAATATCCCTTCGTGTTCTTGTCCCAATTGTTTGCTCTTGAAGGTACGGTCGCTCCATCCTTCATCTCCACAACGAAGAAGTTGTAGTTGTATGGGGAGTTCACCACTTGGTCGTAGAGCAGCTCGTGCGTATTACTGTTCAGCACGGAGTTGAACCAGGCGTATGCAGTCTCACGGTCGGTCAAAGTGCGGAGGGAGTTAATGTAGTTCTGCTCTGCGGCCTTGACGCCAAGAACTTTTCGATAAACCCTGCACATGTAAATGTAAACGTCTGCGGAAGAAGATCCGATGACCAGGTCTCCATCATTCTCCCAGGCAGTACCATTTGCATAGGAGAACTGCAGATTCTTGCAACCATTGACGTATGCAGTCACGAGGTTCTTACCGGTGTTTCCGCCAAAGGAATTCTGAATCGTAAAGAGCAAGTGCACCGTCTGCTCGTCACTGAAGGACTTCCCTCTTGCCGTATCGTTGGACGCGCTTGTGTCCGCGCCCGAATGAATGGTAAAATTTGTTGGCTTAATGCGAATGCCTTGGAATCCGGCGGCAAGCGGATTCTCGGACACTGTGATTATATTCTCGGAGTAATCCGATACGTTGGAAACTCGGAAGCACAACTCAAAGGTCATGTTTTCTCCCTGCATTGCCTTGTATGGAATTGTACAAAAAGACCCTGCTGGAATGAGCAGCGCCCTTCTGCCATCCGGATCAGTCGTCCATCCATCGATGCCGTCCACCCATGCCATCCGAGTCCATGTGGCTGGAATCTCCGTTGCCGGTGTCGCCGCTTCATTGAGGATGCTGGTCTTGTTCGTGTCGTTGTTTGAGCGGGATGATGCGTTAAGGTAGAATTCTGCGCCAGACTCTGCAGGATAAATTGCGGAGTTGTCAATCGGGATGGACTGCACCTGCTGGGATGTCCCCATTGTAATCTCGAAGTAGGCATACAGGCTGATGGTCTCCTCGGTCAGCCACTCAATGGTGTATTCCAGCGTATGTGCTTCGCCAGTCGTCGTTCCGGCATAGTCCGAGTCGACCTTCGTGGTCGGTGTCGTTCCGGACCACAACTGAATCTTGATGTGCGGGTCGCCGGTCGAGAAGCCGGCGTTGTAGATGGCATAATCGCAAAGAGCTGCCGTGGAGTAGTTGTACACCTTTTGGGCGACATTGTTAACGCACACCAACTTTGCAGAGGTCTTGTCGGCTGACGCGATGTGCATAAAGTTATAGGACACCGGGATTGATGTCAGTGAGCCGGAAACAAGGTACGCTTTGCAGATGTACACGCCGGTCGGAAGAGTGGATAGGTCGAGTCCCTCTGTGTCCGTGAAGTTGTATGGCGTATCCACATAGGACGAAATACCAATCAGTTTCTCGAAGTGCAGCAGCATAGAACTGCCTTGATAAATCTCGATGTGGAGAGTTTTCGACAGCGAGCCTACGATACGGAACCCGCCGAGTTTATAATTAGTTGCTTCCCCTTCTACGATGGCATTGTACCATGTGTTAGAGAGCATCTCAATATACATTTCTGACAAGGTTACCGAGTAAACAACGCTTCCAGTTACAGACTCGTCGTCCTCCGATTCAAATGTAACTTTGATTCGGTTAGCTCCCACGGACAGCAGTTCTCTCACGTCCAGTTGATACGTTGCCCCGGCGACAAGCATTTGTGTGGAATTGGGAATGAGCGTGTAAGATCCTTGTGCGCCAGCATCGATGTACGCCTTGGCGATGGCACCCGAGCCCGTGGATGTCCATGTCGTATCCGAGATGGTCTTTGTCTGCACATCGAATCCAAGTGAAAGGACAAGCGCGGTCTGGTTCGTCGCCACCTGGATATCATACGACGGTAGGTTGTTCGTAATGAAAACCCTGAACATGTCTGACGATAGATTCAAAGGAGTCGTGGAGAGAATCAAGTCTGTCCTCGTCGGGTCTTCAACATATGCGTCCCTATCCTCTACCGTATGGAAGAAGTACAACGTATAGTTGGATTGATTGAAGTATGCTGCGCCTGCGGACTGGTTTATTCCGCTTTTGATATAGTTTTGAATCGCACTTCCAGGATACGGAAGATTATTTCTTGTGTCTATCGTCCAGTCATCAGATGGACGTATCGCGTTGGGACTAAACTGTTTTGCCATATCTAATTATTTTTCCATGCTTCTTCGTTGATCCACGGTTTTTCATTTATCCATTGACCGCTGCCGAAACAAGATCGGATTGCCTGCCACACAAGTTGTGTTCCCTTGTAGATGGCCGCTATTGCTCTCGTGCCGAGACTGACCGCAGTGATCTCTTTTCCGTTCTTGTAAATCATTATTCGTAGATGTAATAATACTTGTCCGGGTCTTTCGTAGCGAGCGCCTCGTAATCCTCTTCTGACAGTGCAGTGTGCAGGGACTCCAATTCCTCAACCTGCTGACGGTAACTCTCTATCGTGTTTGCCAGAAGCGTCGCGAGATCGAGTGTCACGACGTCTCCGCTCGTGAAGGTCATGGTGAGGATTCCGTTCTGGTATGATGCCGAGGTCAACACCCCGGAGATAGAGAAGTCGTCCGTGCTCAACGATGAGAGCGTCGTGCTCCCGCGCTTGAGCAGGATGGTGTTCGTGTTGGAGTTGAACGTAAGCGAGAGGCTGTCGGAATAGGTCTTTATGCCGCCACTTGTCACGGGATTCACACTCCCTGCGGTCGGCTCCAAGTCGAATGTCAACTGTGTTTGAAGGGCCATCATGGATGAGGACCATTCATCTGTAATATCCAATGTAAGGGTATACACACTATTTCCATCGGTCCTCGAAAACCTGAATGTATCATCACCGAGCTCTGAAGTTTGCTTAAGAATGTACAAGTATCCGCCAGAGTCAAATGCGATTACATTCTTTCCAGCACTATATGCGTCGTCAACCTCTTGATAAGTCGTTGTTCCATACTCTGCATAAAAAGTTCCTCCGGCATTTTGTATTGCATCATATACGGCTTTTGCTGAAGGATACTGCGCGTTTGTCGAAGCAGCGGAAATTGAGTTAACCTTATGGTCGAGGCTTTCTACATCTTTATACACTGGTCCTGACCATACATCTTGGTCTGACACTCTTACCTCTGCGTGAGAGATGCTTTGGTCGGCGTTTGAATACAGCGCGGAAAATGTATGGTAACCATTCTCATACGAGTCGGACGACAGCGTGAAAACAAGATCTTCGGTATCATTGTCATACTTCAGAAGGACAACCTTCCCGCTTGCGTTGGCTTGGGAGATCTCGGAATACGTCGTGGTCCCATATGTCGCTACGAACACATCGTCTCCTGCCTTCTTGTCGACAGTACCGCTGGAATTACCAACATAGATTCCGCCGTCTGTGGCGAAGTAAATCTTCCCTTCGGATGCGGTCGTAAGGGCTTCGAGTTCGGCACGAGTATAGTGCCTGTTGAAATTCACGTAACTCATAATGTACCTAAAGTATAGAGCGCAGCTCTGTTATGAGTCCAGTAATGCTTAGTCTTCCCAAGTGAGGCAACTCACCGCGACGGAGAGGTTGTTGGCTTGAGTGGACGTCATATAGCCATCGTTGCTTGCAGTTGCTGCAGGGATGGTCTTTGTGTTGCCGCTCAGAGACACCGCATTGGTGCCACCAGCAAGACTTGCATCATGGACTACCGTCTTCCATGCATCTGCCGCAGAACTCGAGGAACCCACACTTCCGCTACCACCAACGGCGATGCTGACATTCTTCTTGGTCACGGAAATCACACCTGCCGTGTTTTGGGATATCGTGGCGATAAACTGCGAGGCGTCGCCACTTGCGGTCGGGTCGGTTACGGCGGACTGGACGGCCTTGAAGTGGAGTTTCTTGCGGGTGACGGAGATCTTCCCATCACTTCCCTGAGTGACAGACTCGACATATGCACCATCGGTAGCGCCGTTAGATGAGGCTGTCGGAGCACTCACAGTCATGTTCACCGCCTTGGTCTTCCCGTCTGTGCCGTCAGCAACCAGGGCATAGTCGTTCGTGAAGGTGTTAGTACCCTTGTACAATGCTCCCGTCACATCCGTAGTGCCGAACTTCTCCCACTTGGTTGCATCTGCCGTAGAGCCGATGTCATCGGTGGCCACCCACTCGCCGTGGTCTGCAGTGACCACATACACATCGCCTTTCTTTACGTTAGTAAGGGCCTTCAGCGCTGTTTCTGTTGCAACTGTCCCCTCGAAGTGCATGATGCTACCGAGGTCGGAAATGGCATCCGAAATTGCGGAATCCACATCAGCAGGAGACGCGGCGTCGATGTTGGAGCGAATCTGAGTCTTTTCCGCCGCACTGAGAGACTGGGCAGAGGTGTCCAGCATGGTATAGGAATGAGTGCCGTCTTCCCGCTGGACAGGGTCACTACTCTTGATAACCGTAGGGATGCTCTCATCACCGACTTCCACACAATCATCACCGCCGGTGTAATGGCCAATGAGGTTCACGGGAGAGCCGCCAGAACCCGCCACGTCGGAAGTGATGTAAGTGTCGTCGGTCATCACGATACCGCCCGTCATCTTCCCGCCGGATTTCTTCAAGTATGTGGCATCAATCTGGTCTCCATTTACATCATTAGTGGCTTTATCAGCAGATTCCACACTGAGAATCTTTGTTAAAGGAGACGCCCCACTGGTAAGGTAGTCGTTAATAAGGTCTGTAATGTCCTTGCCGCTTAAGGTATTCCCGTTGACTTGACCTACCAGTTTAAGGATTGCCGTGCTTCCACCTTCCGTCGAGCCAACATACACAGCAGTCGCACCAGAGGCTGCAACATACCAAGTACCATCAATTACTGCGGTTCCGTTAATGGATGCAGTACCCACCGCAGCAGTCAGCTGGGCCTGTGTAAAATGTCTATTAAATGCTACTTTTGCCATAGTATCCTATTGTTATTTGTTATTCATGCCACTTTAATTGCTTATCAACATATTCTTTCGTCGCCGCATCGAAGTCTTGCACGGGAGATGCCAAGTTAAAAATTCGGTTATTGTGCATATCTACATCTCCGAGAAAATCAGCGCCGGCATCGAACGTAACATTCCCGGTAAATTCACCATTGTCTTTTGAAACGAAATGATCCTCTACGAATCCCTTGTTTACGGCGTCGTATTCGTCGGTCGGGTCGCCAAGATTACGTACTTTATTATAGTGCATGTCGGCTTGTCCGCCTTCTACACGGAATCCGGAATCAAATGTGACATTCCCGGAGAATTCTCCTCCGGATTTTGGCATATACGGCGATTCAGTGATAATCCACTGGCTACTGGCGGTTACGCTGACAACCCACTCTTTCTCGCTTTTGTATCCTCCGACGAAATACACTATGTTTGTCGCGTAATTGTTCTCGTAGAAATATTCACCGCCCTTGTTTACAACAACTCTTTTACCGGCGCGATGCCTACTGATTATTTCTGAGTAAGGTGTCTCACCAAATGTTGCAACAAATATATCTGCGACATCGACATAGATATCTCCGGGACCCAAAATAGGGACCCCGTTTACGGTCTTTATGTTTTCGCCGCTTACTAGAGTGTCTTGTTTCTTCGACAGACCCTCATCGACATACGTTTTTTCGGCGAGGATTGCGGACCGATCTAATATTTCTTGGACTTCTTGTCCGGTTTGAGTCAGTTTGGTTGCCATCGGCTACCTCCTCTTTTTTACCATTATTTTTCCACCGTCAACCGTAAGAAGTATTCCATCACACGCATATAGGAAATCATATTCTCCTATGCTATTCACGCAGACCATCGCAAACGTCGCCCGCATATGATTTACCGGAGTAAATGATGACGACAAATCGCGTATTGGGGTAAAACTCGAACTAATATCTGTTTGCGGCACGAACTCTGCTTTAACATCGTTTAGTGGTGACGCCTGCAATTCGGTATCACCACCGACCGGGGTAAAGAGAATCGTTAAGCAGCTCATATTAGACTTTCTTTATTCTCCCCATTATCTGTTTATCAACCTCGTCCCTGGATCCATCATCAAAATCCGCATCCGGGATAGAGGCATAGGCAATGAGAGATAAATCGCCGTTTCGCAAGTAACTTTTGTCGATGCAAACGTACCAATTACCATCGTCGCCCTTTATGCACTCTTCCTTTGGGTATGTCTTTACGATTTTGGTTCCAACTTCTACGCCAACGCTCCATTCATCGGAGTCCATATCGAACCCTGATGCTTGAATGTCGACGAGGAACTTTAAGTCACTCCCGTCCCACCATGAATAGTTTTGTTCTGCCATAGTTTTTCGGTTTTGACAAAGTTAGAAATTATTTTATAAATAGCCAAAACAGATTTCCGCATAAAGCATATCCAATTTTGGCATACCATTTCTGCGGATAATTCAAATCGACATCTTTCGTCTTGTCGCGTAGTATCCCCATAGCGTACAGACCATTGTGCGTGGCCCACTCCATCCGCATTGAACGTGGACTGCGCTTCCAAATGTCACTGTTAGAATGGATGGCCTTAATAGAGTTTAGCCTTCCCTGAAAATTTTTCTTCCGGACGAGATATGAATCAAAAATCCGAAGATTGTCTTTGGTTATTGTGTACTTCATAATCGTTATATATTTGGTTGGATTTATTTTTCAATGGTTATGAAGTTCGCCCCAAGAACTTTCGTGTGCGGGTTCTTTGAGACGACATCCATCGTTCGGTTTTTGATTCTCTTCGTCTTCCAAAGGAATCCAAGGAATCTTTTGTATTCGATACTCTCGGCAATTACAATGCTGTCACGGCTTTCCATCTTTCCGGTAAATGACGTCTTTGTAATAACCCCATCGAAATCATACCAAGCGTCTCCGCAGTGGACTGCACGGGCCTCCTCTTTAATTTCATTACCGACAGTGTCTTTGTATACAATAACGGTGTCCACCGGTACGCTATGAAGTTGATAAATGGTTTGATTTTGAGACTTAACGACCCTATCTAAGTCCTTTACTTTCGTCTTAAGTGACGCTATCAGTTTCGCATCTTCCGCCATAAATTTCTTATACTCCGACATCTTCAGCTCCAGACCTTGAACCCTGGCGGCATTTAAGGAGTCCTTTGTCTTGTAAGTGTCAATCTCCGAGAGAAGAGCATCGGAGTTTCTGTGATAGCGGTCTCGTTCTTTGCGGGCATCTTTTAGAGAGAGTCCCATCCAAATTATGGCTCCCACCAAGGCCACTGCGACGGCTGCAGCTGCGATATAGAGATACTTTTTCATATGTTTGTTTTTTTCTTTAAGTAATCCATCGTTCCAGTTACAAGCACCTCCGCGACGTCGTAGTGGAAGCCGGGTGAGTTGATGTAGTCATAGTCCTGCTTGTTATCCATAAAAAAGTTTTCACAAAGGATAGCAGGGCAGTTAGTGTTTCTGAGGATGTAGAAGTCGCTTTCGTAGTCGTGGTCCCCGTCGGATGTGTCCGATATGGTCTTCAATCCATCCGTACCGTTGTGCCATTTCTCGTTTGCCCTCTGCCATACGCACTCCGCCCACTTATCCGATTCTGTCACGCCGCGGGTCGTCCAGACGCTCCATCCCCTTGCCTTCATCCATTGCCCGTTGCCCGCCGCATTGAGATGGCAGGAAAGCATAAGCACATGGTCTTTACCGAGGACGGAGCACTGGGCATTCACCCTACGGCAACGCTCACCGAGAGAGATGTCCACTGTCTCAGGTACGAGCAACTCGGCATCCATACCGATTCCCCTAAACAACGTCACCACCGCCTCGGCAACATCACGGTTAACGTGCCACTCCTTGATGACCATATCAGGAGAGTGCTTGCCAGCGGTGTTATAGCCATGACCGTTGTCCACAAGTATGCGGACGCGCCCCAACTTGCTAAGGACCAAACTGGAAAGAGTTTTCAAGTAATTTAGATCCATATTTTTTAAGTGCTAGGTTCAAGGGGAACCATTATCCACATCCCAACATTGCTATCGTACACAAAATAGTCAATTCCAGCGAAAGAACTGTGAGTTTGCGAAGAGGATGTCGTAGGTGAGTTCCCTTTTATTCTATAAATTTGTTTCCCGTTCCCATTGATAGTAACAGCGTAATATCTAGGGACGATTATCATAAGTGTTTGCCCTTCTTGCGGATTGGATGGAAGGTTTATGGTTGATGCGGAATTAACGATTACATTATAATCGTATTTGTCCAAATTGACCGTACCGGATATGAGCCTTGTTTTCGGCCTCAATCCGGAAATCATTCCATTAGGTACATAAATCGCGCTGTTCGTCCTATTGGCGCCAGTAACGCTGATATACGCACCTATGTTTTCAAGGCCATCTGGCGCGTCTACAGGGTGGTTCGAATCGATTCTCAAGGACGCTATCCCGGATGATGTCGCGGGCATAACATTTTGTCCAAGAAGGACGGTTGCATCACTGTCGCTAAACCCTAAGACCTCCCTTGACAAAGTCATGCTGGTGCTCCCGGATGACGAAACCAAATTACTTGAAGATATTTTAAACCCTCCAATTTGTCCACTGCCAGAAGTGATCTTTCCGCTCACATCGGCATTGTTTGCGATGAGTTTGTTGAGGATGACCGTTCCGTCCTCGTATGCACGATAAGCGGCAGCGTCTGGAGTAACAGTATTGCTTGTTCCAGAGAAGAATGTAAGTTTACCGTAGTCCGGATCATCCCAGTTATCTGTCGAGTTAATCCCGGCAATCATTTCGCCATCATGCTCAACGCCGATTACTTTCGACAAAACGGCACCTCCGGCGACCGTTGTCACTCCACCGCTCGTGTCCGTCTGCACCCACGGTAAGATATTGTCCGCACCTTCAGAGCCGGAAAGAATCTTGACTTTCGCTTGAATTTCCAGCTCGCCGTTCTCGTACTTCGCGTAGTGATTGCTGTCTCCGACATACCACCTTGGAGACCCCGACTGCGCACCGGAGAAGTAGTATTCCTCCCCAGTGGAGCTAACGGAATTGAGTCCCCGTAGCATAACCTGCCGTCCGTCTCCGATGGCGTCTCTGATGATAACATTCTGCCTGGCTGTCGAAACGGTATTCCCATACTGGACCAAGACATCACCAACTGAAGGCTCTCCGTCACCGTCCTTTGTCACTCCGGATAGAATAACATAATTCTGCCCAGTATCGACAACGAGAGAGCGATAGTATTTTGTCAGAATGTTGTTTGAATCGAACACTTGAGAAAGGGCAATGTCGTTTGTCACGAACATGTTTGCCAGCGTACCACTTTTAGTGTCGAAATAACACTTAAATGCGACATCGTCGTCTACCGTGACCGGTTCCACATTGGTGATAACAATGCTTGCGGCGGAAAGGATTTCCCTACCTCCCCGAGCGGATATTTGGTTCACGACAAGGGTGCCGACATTCATCTCTTTCCGGACATTCAGTCTGTCAATTTCCAGCAAAGAGTTCCCCTCGTCGTCCAGGTCGATTGTCCATCCTTCTCCGCCGACAAGCCCAGTTCTGTAATTTTGAGACCTAAACGAGGTCGCGACATTTGTCGGAGAGTACGTTGTATCTTCAAATCCATCCTTTCTCAAATAGACGGCGTCCCCTACTCTTCTAATTTGGCGCTCTAAATTTGAGAATGAATTTACTTTCTCGGAAAGCTCCTTCACGTCGCTTGTGATTCGCTGGATGGTAGACAGTGATGTCTCAACCTTATTCGATAGCACAAACTCGACATCGTTCAGCCCAATTCCAGTCTCGGGATTCTCCCCCCACGAGAACGAAATGGATTTGATAATCATTTGTAATCCAGTATCTGGCGTAAATCTCTTGTCTTTTATCCAGATCTTATCTCCGGGCGTGTAGTTCTCTGCAATGTTTCCTTCGCCGTATTTGCTCGCCCATATCTTATGAAGTCCAACAACCCATGCCGGGTCGATTTCTTTTGTCTTGCCAAGTTCAGCAGTCTTGTATTCGTTTAGATATTTTTCTGCGGCAAAAACATAGGCCCACGGCAAATAAATATTTGTGAAGTAAAAAAGGTCTCCCGGGACCGCATTGAAATCCTTATAAGGGACATACTTATGTATCGCGTCGGCCTCCGCATCGGACTTGATAAGGGTAAGCCTCCACTCTGAGCGAATTTCGTGCTTGACACCGTTTTCGTCCTCGATAATAATTGACTTGCTATTGTCGTAGTGGATACCGTCTTTTGCCACCTTAAACTCCCAGTCGCTGTAACTGGAAAGGTTCCCGGTCGCAAACGTGACAGTCATTTCTTGAGTCGATATAAGTGGCCCCCATACTCCGGCGACATACAAATCGTCGGTGGAGTAGTCACCGCGGTTTGTGTCGAATACGTTCTTAATCCAGATATCGAACGTCGGCCTCCACTCGTCAGAATCAAGGTTGTAATACAAAAATGAAGGGAGCATACTGGCAGTAAACTCTCTGCTGTTCTGGTCGGTCCCGTTGTTCGTAATCTTAACCTCTACAGTTAATTGATAAGTTCCGGCCGGTATTGACGAATTCTCAATCACCTCGTGCGAGTCCTCATCAATGATTTTTACAGTCTTCTCGAACGTCGCGAATTCTTTCGGTGAGAAATTCATCGGCACGTCCACAAATAATGCACCGGATTCTGGTACAGTGAAGGTTGAGCCAACCAAAGAAATTGTACCGGAAGCTCCCTTGTTAATCGTGATGGACCCGGAAACAGGATTCACGCCGTCCGTGTTTGGTATGATCTCTCCAGCAAATTTATAGAAGCTACAAACGACATTGATAGAAGTCCGCACTTCTCCTGGAATAAAGTCATAGTAAACTTTTCGATAATTATAACCATCTTGAAGGGTCTCATCCTCTACCGTTTTCCTCCAAATCATCGAAATGGATGGCTTAACAACAGCTCGGACATAATAACTTCCTTGTGGAAGATTTGATATGCCCGTAACAACACGGTCGGTATAAGCATCGTATACTTCGATTGATATTACATTAGCATCGCATTCTTTGGTCAGCGTTTCTGTCACATAGTCAGTGGCACTGTGTGCGTGCTGGTGCTGTCCCTTATACGCCCACTGGTATGTGTAGTAAGATTGCACAATGTCGGGCGTTACGAGGAAATTTCCCGTATAACCCTCTGGCACTTCGATATTCTCTGTTCTGCAGGATACCGTGTTCTGTTCGCCGAATTCAACACGAATCAACCTACCAGAATCGAAGTAATATACTCGAGATACCGATAGTGCGGCTGTGCCGATATCAGAAACAATTTCCTCGTTATAAGAGGAAGTTTCTGTGGATCCGCTCGTCCTTATCTCGTCCGTCGTAACCTCTTCCACATCGACGACCTCATCAACCCTGGTCTCAACCTCATGCCCGCCATGCGCACTGACCACGCACGGCAGCTCCAGTGTCATCCCCTGCAAAGAAGGGAAAATCTCCTCATTGTTCTCGAGACCTCCTTGTAGCAGCCCGTATTTCGCAATGGACTCGTCATCTTTGACATACTCTACCGGGTCGAAATACTCATCGTGTGCACCTTTATAGTAAGCCCAATCTTCCTCACCCCTTGCCGAATCGTATGGCTCGAGCGTCCCAACCCATCCATCTTCCGTGGACAATTGCCGGTTCGCATTCGTCTTCCAGCCTTGCACATAAGAACGGAAGTTAGAGTCCCTCAACTCAGTGAATAGAATGTTCTCAAGTTCTGGGATTGCGTCCGGATCCGGGATCCCTATATTCTTATATGCAGAGTCTTCGCTATTCGGATGGAACTGCTCGTAGTCCTTAAAGTACATGTACGGAAGGTTCTTACTTCCGCCCCTACCTAAGAGTTCATTCCGAATATCCGCGTCTTGTACTTGCCGTTCAATCCTGACAAGACCTCCGTTTTCAGCATCGTAGTTGAAGATGTGATTATGCTCTTGGTTGGGATAACCGAACCAAACTGCATAGTTCCCGTCATCGTCACGCTTAATAAACCACGGGCAATCGTACAGTTCATATGTCTTTTGTAGAACCTCCCAAATATATGTGTAGCTAATTTCCAGATACTTCCTCTGTGGATCGTAGTCACTAAAATTGGGATTGATTAGGCTTCCACCCTCATTATGTACATAGATGCTTCCGTCCGGGAAATAATAATTCAAAATGTCATTGAATGCTGCGGCAAATTCCGGGAGACTGACGCCAAGTGGCACGATGTATTTATCTACCATGGGCGTTCCGGACTGAACATTCGCTAGCGATACGAAGAAGTAACGCTTCATTTGATATATCGCCCAATGATAGAATGTTAAATCGATAACAGAGCGGATAGACTGATTATCCTTCAATGCTTGAGGCTCAAGCAATGGCTGTATATACCGGTCTCCTTGAAACTCGACTTCCCACATATTACCGTCCGTGCCGACGAATGACGGCCTTACCGCACCGTCAATCTTTACTTGCGCGGTGATTGTTCGGTCGCCCATCTCTTCGATCGTCGCCGTCGCACTTGCGAGCGTCGCATAATCCGGGAAGTTCTTTTCAATTATATCTGGAATCATTCTGAATAGTTAAAGTTGCACTCGCTCGGTTTTGTAACGCGAATCTTCCATTCCACCACAACAACATCTTTCACGAGACCGGACGGGTCGCGCCAGAATTCTGTTGCCATATCAATAGGAAAAGGATATCCGACGATTTTGTGTCTTTTGTACAAATTGGTAAACTCCACCTTGTGAAAGGTTTTGATGTCAGACCCGGCCTCTTGCTCATAAAGCTTGTCATTGAACTGTACAATAAGGTCGTTCGCGGTATCTACGCTGCCGGCTTGAACGAAGAATTTTACGGTGTAGTCAAATGGCGCGTCAACGGATTTTGGAAGGATGTCCTCCCCCTCGCGCTCTGGATAAGACACTGCCTCGTACCCCTTTGTTGGAGCGCCCGTCCTTTTGTCCGAATCGAGGTAGACAAGCCCGTACTCAAGCGTGTCTACCTCTGCAAGGTCGCCTATTTTAATTTTTGCTCTCAGCATTTTCGTCTAATTTGAATTGGCAAGCATTGCAGACCGGCTCGATTGTATCGTCGTTTTTCTCTTCTTCGTTCAAAACCGGACATCCATCACCAGCATTAGTATATTTACACCAATTTGCTTTCCGTATGGCCTTGTTTTTCTTGTCCAGCTTTGCCTCAAGGCGCTTATTCATGTTCTTCGTCTCAACGATTGTCCCCTGCTGCTCTGCAATATATTCTTTCTGTATCGTGAGTATTTGCTGAACATTCGTGAGAATATCTTTCTCTTTTTTTTGCTTGTTCCGCCAAACATTGGCGAACCACCCAATTACTGCTGTGATAATCGGCAGCACTACGCCTTGTAGAATTGGCAACAAAATCCCGGTCTCTTCCATGGTCGTTCCCCCTATTTTGTATCAAACCTATAGACCTTCCAAGTGACACCCTCGGCATCACGGTCTGGTCTTACCTTGTTTTCTCCGAAAACATACAGTGGAACCCTTACGGACAGGCTCGAAACACCGGAATCATCTCCAAGCAATGTCATTTCGCAACCATTCGCAAAATACATCATAGGAATGATCTTTTTCCCAATGTTAAGCCCAGTCCGTATTGTTCCTCTGCAATTATGGAAGACATATACCTCGTTTTCGTTGAGCATCTCTCCGTGGAATTCTTTTTCAACAAACACGCCATATTTTTCACAATCGGAAAAGTGCTTAACAAGAGTATTGTACGACGGATAGCCCTCCTCGAGCGCCCAATCGATCGTCTTCTTATACAGCTTGATGGCGTCTTCTTTAGAGTCCACAGAGTCTAGCGCATCGCGATTCTCCTCACACATATGGTGCGAGGAGGCTTCACGACGCAATATTTTCCACCATTCGGATTTCATACCACAAAGATAATTTTTTTTTACTGAATCGCAACATAATGAGTTGTAGAATTTGTGCCTTTGGGGTAAACAACTTTCCTTAATGTCGATTCGAGACTTTCCACGCGCTCGGCGATCAACATCACATTGGTGTTAATGCTTGACACATGCTCACGCATCGGGTCGTCCATCGCAAGCGCGCTAAAGGATACCGGAGAGGCTGGCGATGCGCCATTGGCGATAGCATTAACGAGGACCCCCACATTTGCATTAATTTGCGACAAGTAGAAGTTCTGCGTGTTTACACCGGCAGCAAGACCAAGAATAGACTCCTCGCTGGCCCCTTGTATATCCTTCGCAATTCCTGTCAACCCGGATCCCATCGTACGCATGTTTAAACCAACGGCACTAAGGGCATTCATAAGGTTCGTCAAGTCTTGATTCATAACATCTCCGGCCACCTTCGCCCGGTTCGCGATGCTTTGGATCTCAGACAATGACAACTGGTTACCTTCAGTAGATAGGGAGTCAATCAATTCGAAGATCGGCTTCAGCTGCTTCTCTACCACCTTTGCCGCAAGAGATTCGACAATCATGTTTTGAATCATATCTTGGAACTTCTCCTTGATAACATCGGTTGTCGAGCTGAAGGATTTGTATGCGTCTATCCAAGACGATGCGAAGTCTCTTGATGCAGAGGCCAAGTCAGTTCCAGAGAATTTTTCGGAGAGCTGCGTCTGGAGGTCTGCAATCTCGTTCGCGATGTCTATCGCGCTTTTCTCGTAGTCCTTTGCTTTCTGCTCGTCTGCGGACTTCCCCTTCTCGCGTTCAAGCGCGGCCTGCTTGCGATACGCCTCTTCTTGTGCCTGCAGTGCAGCAATTCTTTGGTTGTAATTCGTAATAATGTCTGCGCCAAATACTTTCTCCTCGGCACTTTGTAACCTGGAATAAGACCGGGAAAGACTGTCGATAAGTTCTTCTTGCTCTTCAATCTTCTTATTAATCCGCTCTACCTTATCCTCTTGGATGTTACTGAAAACGGAGGCGACTGCAGATGCCAAGTTCATCGTAGCGCCGATAATATCACCAGACTTGACTTTTTCCCATCCCTCAAAGATATACTTGTTCAAATCAGTAATATACTTCATTCCGCCGGCAAGTTTATTTTCGTCGCTCCTTGTTCGGTTCAACTCATTAATGAACTCTTGTACGCCGGTTATTGCACCGTTTACCGCCTTAAAGACGGCATCAACGATCGCCAATGCAAAGGATCCCTTCGTCGCAACAGTCGACATCGCAACGCCCATCTCAGAGACGGCATTCCCGGCCTCGGCAATTCCCTTCGTTGTTTTCGGGAACTTATCAAACAGTTCTTGAAGAGAGTTTATTCCGGACAAAGCCTCACCTCCGTATTCCTTAGCGAAGCGCCTCAAAATATTGTTTACGTACACCTCTTCACCAGTGTCGAGTTTGATATTCTTGGCAATCTTTTGACCGATAACCTGAATATTCAGTCCAAAGTCATCGAAACGCTTGATAATGCCATCTACGCCATCGGACAGATAAGTGGTGAGGTCGGACGAATACTTCGTCAATTTACGGAATTGCGTTTCAACAGCCCGTAGATTATGATATAACTCATCCGCAGATATAGTACCGTCTCGGAAAGCCTTGATGTATGCATCTCGAAGCTTCCCTCGAACAGTGGTCGCCTGCTCCGCAGTCATTACATTCAATTCGGCAAAATACTTGACATAATCTTCCCCAGCCTTAAAGACATCCAAGTCTCGCTGACCCTCGATAGCCTTTATCGCTCGTTCTGCTGCGTCATAGATTTCTTTAGCCCGATCAGGGGTCTTTTTCACGGCCATATCAGCCGCAGTAATAATATCGAGGATGTCTTGGTCTGCCTTGGCTTTTATCGTTGCTATCTTTTGAGTTGCATCTCCGGACTTTGCTACGGCATCAGCGAACTTCTTTTGTAGGCTCGCGTTGTATTTGTCTACGTCATCAAGGACGGTCTTGAGAACCTTCTTCACGTCATCCGGGAACCTTTCAAGATTGTCTCTGATGACATCGAAGTTCTGATTGACGAAAGCATCAATAATTTGGTCTTGAGTCTTTTCGTCCAGCCCTTTCGTGTCAATCCCCATGAACGCCTCGTCCAGTTGCCGTTGAATACGGTCCTTGAATTCGCTCCCAACATCTCCATATACGGCGACAGCCAAGTCGGTAGACAGCTGCTCATCACCGGTTATTCCGAGAATCTCACGATAGAAATTCTGGGCCGCTTCAGAACGCTTAACTTCCTCTTCCATCTTTTTGAGAGATTCTTCAAGCTTCTTTTCCATTTGATTGGTATCGAAATCCGTCAATCCTTTCCACAATTCTTGCAGAAGATCTTGGTATTTTTTAATCTTTCGACCATTAAGGTCTTTTGCCAAAATCTCTGTTACGCCAAGACCAGAGAATTGTTTTCCGCCCAATTTTTTGATTTGCTTAACGACATCGTCAATTGCCGATTTATACCAACTTCTTAACTCTTCCGGCGTACCAAACAAATCCTCTGTTTTTATACCAACAGAGAGACCTCGTCCCTTCATTATTTCACGCTCCCTTTCAAGAGAATATGAGTGCTCAAGGAACTTATTCATTTTCTCGACACCCTTCTGAAAGTCTTTCATAAAAGAGAGCCGATTTTTATAAAGGATAATCCACGGGTCTTCTGCTTGTCTTACACTCTTATTTTGGTCCGGAAGGGTGAAATTATATCGTTCACCAAACAGCTTCCAAAACTTTTCCGCTTTATCAAGTGCTCCAAATGTATCAAGAATTGCATTTTTTGCAAGTAGAGCAGAGTTCGCAATTCCCCACTGTGCTTCGAGCCGTTGTAATTCGATTGCAAGTGCGGCGCGTTCAGCATATGAGGTACCAAGCATGAACTTATTTAGCTCGTCTTCAGCCTTGGCTCTTTCACTTGCAGTCGTGGCTTGCTGAATAGCAAGGTTCAAGCTATCATACTTCGCCTTAGCTTCTGCATAATTCCAGTCTGCGATCTGCGCCCTTGTTTTTTCAATCTCTTCTTCTATTTTTGCTCTTTCTGCGTCAAGTCTTGCTTGCTCTTCAGCTACCGTCAAATCCGACACGCCGGCATTTGCCATTTTTTCTCTTTCATCGGCAATCGCTTTCATGTT